GAGACAGTTGTAGGGGAAAGAGGGGGAAGAAAGGGGGGAAGATTGGATGCGAACGCATCATGTGCATCCATTTGCATGCAAACGCATCACGCTGATAGTCGTGGTCATTCTTTGCTTCTGCCTTGCTTTGCCCTGCGATTCGACGAATAGTCGTTGGCATCCGTTCATCTGGCTACTATCATCGCGGGAAAGGCGTGTAAGAGTCTGTCTGCCGCGTTTTTACGATTGACCTGATAACTTTTACGTCGGACCTCAAAAAGCCGTTCTCCCCGCCCCTACATCGGTCTAATCGCACGGTCTAGTTCGAGATGTGCTATCAGCATCAACGGAGAGCCTTCTACGAGCGTCTGTGGCGTGTTTTTGCGATGAAGTCGATAAAGTTATAGTCTGGCATCTAAAACGCCTTAGAACAGGCTTTCTCGTGGAGTTGGCAAAAACAAAAGGCTGCCATTGCTGACAGCCCATGCGCTCAGATTCTGTATTCGCTTTCAATGTCTCAAGACCACGTTGGACGAATGAATCAGATAGGTCACGCCGTCAATCTTTACTTGAAGCTGGTCGCCCTCATAATCGTCCCAACTTTCCAATCTCCCCTCGACAATCGTTCCATCAGGCATTTTCAGCTGTGCCCATGAGTAGCTATACGTCAGGTCTATCACCTGTTTGTTGCATCCAGTCATCAGTATAATGCCAGCCAGAGCGGATACGAATACGGTCAAAATCTTTTTCATAGTTGTTCTCCTTTACGCCATATAGTCCTCAAACCGTTTTACCGACTTGAAGATAATTTTGTTGTTACACCATCTCTGCAAGTGCCTAATCTCTTTCGGTGCGGATGGCTTGTTGTAAATCATCACATAGGGGTCGTAGCCCAGATCACGAAGTGTGTAGATGCGATACAGGTCTTGTTCTAACGTGCTGTTAAAGTTCGTTAGGCAGTAAACCATGCCAATGTTTGACTTTCGCCGAAATCCCTTTGCAAAGTCCTCAAACTTGCCTTTCAAATCATCATTAGGGTTATCCCATGCAAAATGTAGCGTACCAATCCGCATTTTGTTGATGTCCTCAATGTCTGCTTGATTCAACAAGCGAATGTCCAGACCTTGCGTGAAGTCAATTTTTGCGTGGGTATCAATGTACTGCTGCATAAGGTCACGTTTGTCTTTGCAAGCTGTGATGTTTGGGTCTAAAACTTTGATTTCGTCCTGACCACACCAAAAGTCGCTTACATCTGCCACTTTTATGGCACATCTTCCCTCTTTTGCTGCAACATGGCAGAAAGAACACCCTCTTGGGCATCCCCGGCTTGTCATGCTGACTGCAAACGGGAACTGTGGGTAAATGCTGTAATCGGGGAAAGACTTCTCGATTTCAGGCGGTAAATCAACGTCTTTCGATTTATCGAACATTTCTTTGCCGTCCACCGTGCGGATTGCGTATCCTGTGCCGCCTTTAATCACCTTGTCAGCGTTCAATGGCTCTGGCACGTCAGGGCTGTACACGTCTGAAAAAATCTTACTCATGTACACAATGTCATAGTGGATAAAATCACTCCACCACCATTCTACTTCATCCCCTTTTGCCTTGTGATAGCTTGAAATCCGCATCAATGCAAGGTTTGGGAAGTTGTGCCCATCTACGTCAATCAATCCAATTTTCATATTTCTCCTGTATTTTGTGTAGCGAAAAATATTTGCTGGGTTCAGACGGTAACTTTATCGTCCAGACCCTGTTATCTGTTTTTCTTGCCTATTCTACTGTGACGATATGAGCGCAGAAGCGATGCTAGGCTACTATCACTCAATCGCTTCGTATGTTTTCTCGAAAATGTCAGGTTTACACGGGTAGATTTCGCCATTTACGCCACGAATGATATAATCGCCTGTTCTCGCAATCATAGTCCCTTCAAGCGTTTTAATCTCGCACCACGCAGGGTCATCGTAAAACTTTCCGAAATCATGCGTGATAATATCATTGCTACTTACTGCATCCCAGAACCAATCTTCTCCAACAAGTCCTCGTGCATTGAGCTTGAATGCTTCGATAACAACTGGCTTCTTGCGGTATTTCATATTTATTCTCCTCTCGTTACATCCACACGCATTCTTTGAACTGCTGCGTCTCCATCTGGAACGTGATGTCCAGTGACCCCACGTTGCCCTCTTTGTTCTTCTCAAGCGCAAAGTGATAGTGCTCTTCTGGTCTCTTTTGCGTTTTCACTTTCTGTGCCAGCAGGATAATAGCATCTGCGTCCTGCTCGATTTGCCCGGATTCTCGCAAGTCTGCGGCAGTCGGTGGGATGCCTGCTCTTGCGGTCTCTCGATTGAGCTGTGCAAGTGCTACCACCAGTGTTCCCGTGGACTGTGCAAACTCATGCAGCGCTATACTAATCTCCGTGACGGCACTGTATCGGTCTTTCGCTCCGGCTTGATGGATAAGCTGCAAATAGTCGATGAAAACCACTTTGGCTTGCATCCTGATGGACTGCGTTCTAATCCATCCAACACTCTTACCAGCGGCAGAGCGGACGAATAGCGGATATTTCTTGATGGCTGCCAGTCGGTCAAGTTCGTCAATGCTGACGGTCTTGTTTTTAACCGTGTGCAGCGGTACACCTAGCTGGTTTGCGATAATACGAGAGTAGAGTGTGTCTGGGTCTGTCTCTAGGCTGAAATATGCCACCTTACGTCCGTTTTTGGCTATTTCACAGGCAAGTTGCAGGGATAGAGCAGTCTTACCAGCAGACGGTCTGCCACCGATCACAACGAAATTGCCCAGCACAAGATGCAAGTTGTTATCCAGCACTTTAAGCCCTGTGCTAATATACTCCGGCTTATCATCCAGTCTGCGGATGTAGCTGTCTATACCATCGCACATCGGAATAAAATCACTTCTCTCGTTGTGCAGGTTAATAGCTTCGCCTAACTGCTCATAAATGCCCGTCAGGTCTGCGTATCTGGTCGAGCCATCAACGATTTTGAACGCAATCTCTCTGGCTCTGGACAACGCTGCCTGTTCCTTGACGATTCCAGCCCATCCAAGCATCATATCATGGGTGACGTTTCGGATGAACTCTGCGCCGAAGGCATCCAGACATTCACCCATTGCTTTCTTGCAGTTATCGTACCGCCCCATGACTTCTACCGGGTTCCATTTGTCACTGTGTTCCCAATAACCACGAATGGCAGCGAATGTATCACGCAGTTCAGGGCAGAAATCGTCGATTTTAAGGTCTTGTAGCACATCGGCGTATTCCGAGAACGTGAGGACTGCCCCCAGCAGGATGTATTGGGTCTGATTTTCAATATTCACCGCAGAAAGTCTCCCTCGTCAGGCAATTCAGCTATTGTCTGCTGATAGCCACCGTTCCAGTCCTTCACGTTACGCATCCAGTTCCGTGCGGCAGCTTTCCAGTCCTTCATAGGCGATTTGCCGACTTTCCAGCCATTTGCTGTGAAGTGGTCAATAAACCGCTCTGCTTCTGATTCCATGTAGCCCTTCTCGGAAAAGTATTCTCTGGCTTGCTCGACAGTCGGAGCTTTGAAGCGTTTGACTTCGTTGGTATTTTTCTTTTCACATTTTTCTTTTTTATCAGATTCAGATACAGAATCAGATACAGATAAGCTACCATTCGTATCAGTTGGTATGTTTGGTATACCATTTATACCATTCGTATCCTGTGATACCATTGGTATGCTTTCGTATTTTTTATCGTTCCAACGCTTGTTTATATTTTTCTTGTTTGCTTCTCGTCTACGCTTATCACGCTCTTCCATCTTCTGCACGTTCATATCATCAAACGCCTTAACAACTTTCCAGAGCATCCGCATAGCACGGTCGTTGTCGTATGCTGGCTCAAGTCCAGTCTCAACATACTGCGCGTAGTTGCGGACGAATGCTCCAAATTCCTCGTCTGTAAGCTCGTCCATCGCATGGACGTGTTCCAACAGAAGAATCATTGATGTTCTCGGCTTGTGTTCCTGCTCCATACTTAATCCTCTTTGTAGCGTTTGTTCCATGCTTCGACGGCTTTTTCCTTGCCAAATGTTGCAGAAGTGCTCGCCCCGCATTTTCCGCAGACTACCCAACTAGCCATGTCAACATTGAGTGGATGAATCACTTTTATTGTCCTCCTACACCATCGGAAACGCCATCCAGTGCGTCACCGTCACATCTTCCGGCAGTCTCTCGCCTATCTCGTCCCAGAACTGACCGTCTGCGTAACAGCCAAGAAAATATGCTGCTGTCGAGATTCCTTGCAACATTTTTCCATCTTTATCGTGCCACGTTATCTTAGTCGCAAGCAACAAAGGTTCCGTTCGTTCTTTCGGCACTTCGCTTGCCGGGTGCCACATCGTGTTATTCATTCAATCACCATCCCACACGCCGTCTGGCCGCATTTTTGCAAATTCAAGCAGCCAATACAGCGCACGCTTTGCATTGCCTTCTGTCGCGTGCCAATAGTCGTCATCGTCCGTATCATCACCCAAAGCGGCAATAGCCTTTTCCAGCATCGGGATGCTTTCAGCTCCCGTCTTGCCGTAGATAGAACGAATTCCTTTTTTCCCGAGCACATCATTACGACGATAGAACTTTCTATAATTCCATGTGACGTAGCACATCAGTTTTTCTGTTCCACCCACAATTCTCACGCCGCCTGCAATAAAATGTACGCTATCCGCTTTAAGCGTTTCATGCGTTACAGGGTCACAAAGTGAAATATCATAGCTCATTCTCTTTTTTCTCCCATTCCTTGCATCCACGTTTGTCCCACACGAAGTCTGCAACGTGTTCTGACAGTGCGTTCACACACACGCCCTCTGGCTCTGCGTACTATTTACAAGAGCCGCAGGATGGCTCAGATTTGTTCTTGCAGGATTCTGCTGTGCATCGGATAGCCTTACCAGCGGAGAACTGCTTGATGCCCATGCAAGAGCAATGTTCGGTGGTGCAGTAGAAGTTCATTCAATTTTCCTCCAGCCAATCAATTCGCAAATGCCGATACTTTCCGGGGTGCATTTGTGAATAATTATTTCCGTTGTTGTGCTTGCCGTAACCGGCTTGTAGGCAACGCCATTGCTTTTTGACGCAACGGATTGGTCAAATCCGGTTTCATCAAGAAGAGTGAGTTTATCGCAATCTAGCAAAGCATGGCAATTCTTACACCTATAAACACTAACCCTTTTCATCTTCTCTGTCCTCTCTTTCCCCTGTTGAACCGCCCGATCACTCGCTTATACTCTGCATAGCACTCCGGGCACAGGTCGCCTGTGTCCCTGCGCCACGCCCAGTCTTTGAAGTATTCGTCAGGATTCATCATTCTACCGCCCTGTACCACTCCGCAGCGGTCGCATACTCGCTTGTGGTAGATTCCTCTGTCAGTTTGCATTACTTTTACCTCTCATTGACCCATAATGGCCATAATCTGAATGATAAGGCTACATACAGCTACAACCAGCGAAGGCAAGCACAACCCGAGAACATAATTTGAATCGTAAAACACAGGTTCTCTTTTGCATATTCTGTAAATAGGGTAGCCAATCAGCCACCCGATGAAGAACAGGGTCGATGTAAACACAATGCCAACAATAATTATTAAAACAGCCATGTTACATTACGTCCTTAAACAGGATTTCTTTGTCTGCTTTCCAGTCTTTGATTTTGCACGGAATGCCCGTTCCGGGTACGGTCTTTTTCAGACCATCCATCTGCCAGACGTTCCATGAGATGATGTCTGCGATACAGTCAAGAAAAATATGCATGAAGCCAATTTCTAGCTTTTCAGCATCAAACCGATACCTAAAATTTTCAATCAGTGTCAGGAACAGGTTGCACCTTGTCAGAAAGAGGTTGTCTCCTTGCCACTCATAGCCGTATGTCGATTTGTAGGCACTAATTGCCCAGAACATCCACATATTGTAGTCATGGAACTGCTCTGCCAGAACATTTAGCTTTCTATCCAGCAGACCGATTCTGTCCGGCACGGCAATCATCTGCCCTGTGGTGGTGTCGTACCTGCTTGTAAGGAACGGTGCTTCTCCACAGGTTACTTCAAGACAAGTCTTGTTGATATACTCCTTCCAGTCCTCGCCCTTCAGGTCGTTTTCGGCAACGTCTGCCATCTTCTTGCAAACCCATGTAGGAGTAAACACCTCTGCTTTCTTGCTGGTGCGCTTCTTTTGGTCTGCAAGCCGTTTCTGCACACGAGGAACAAGTTGAACCTTGTCCAGCTGTTCCAGCGTGATTTCATCCGCAAAGCCAACGCCAAGCTCAGGCGGCGGGTCTGTCGCCCAAATGATGTTCTTTCCTGTCGTGCGGTCTCGCAAGAGGACAGGCAGAAACGTGCGTAAGCAAGGGTCGGAAAAGTCAATCAGTTTTCCCATTGGTCAGCCCTCACCATGATTTTGTTTTCCTCTTTCAGCCAGTCCTTGACACAATGAAAGCAATGCTCACGGCTCTGGCAACGCTCTGGGTCACGATGCTTGATAAGCTCGCAGATGCCCCGCGTAAAGTTTTCTGTAATATCCTCGTCCGTCATGGAACGGATAAAATCGCCGTTAGTCATCCTTGACCACCTCTTCTGCTACCTCTCTGTACTCCACATCAATCTCCTTCGGCAAAGCTGTCTGGTACTTCTGGGCGAGCTGTTCTGCGCTCTGGGCATCGCCCAACGGCTGTTCAGGCGGCGCAACGGTGACTTCCACGTTGTCACGCATACCGAAGTAGTTCTTTGCTCGGAAAATCCACTCTGCCGGGTTCTCCTGACCGTACATACCGTTGTACGCCCACATAGACTGCATTTGCAGAATCAGTTTTAGGATGTACTTCTGCTGCAAGCTTTCGTCACGGCGCTTGCCTGTCATAATCTGTCTAAGGCTAGGCCATTCGATGCCCAGAACCAGCGCAATCCATTCCACCACAGGGGAGATTCTGGCTTCGATGCAAGCGTCAAAGAAAAAATCAAGGCGTTGCTGCACTTCAATGGGGTTGTTCATGTCCACGCTCGGAAGGTCGCCAAAATACTTTGCTGCAATCATGCCGACAACTTTCTTGTCCTCTTCATCGCCGATTCTTGACTGCAAATCTCCTGTGTTCATCATCTTCGACTTCTCGATAGCCAACTCTTGCTGTTCTTTCACTTTTTTACTCACCTGTGATCGGATAGACTTCCGTTTGTTAAGCATCTGTTGCTTCTTCTTCTCTCGCTCTTTCTCGCGCTTTGCAGCGGCTTCTTCTTTCGCCTTTTGCGCTCGCTTCTCACGCTTTTTCTTTTCAGCTTCAGTCAGCGGCGGTCTGCCACGACCACGCTTCGGGGGTGTTGCCATGTATCAGGCCTCCTTTGGAGCGGTCGGCAGTTTCTTCCACCATCCTGTGTATACGAACTCGTCATTGTAGTCGTCAACAAATTCGTTATCAGGTGCACCGGGTTCACGGTGCGCAATGGAAATCGAGCATCCATCCCAAATAAGAACAGACTGATAATCAATCGGCAAACCGTCTCTAATGCTAATCCAATCGTCCATACTCTCACCTCTTCATCTTCGTTTCGATGTTGTCCAGCTTCCGTGCAATCCACCAGACGGAACAGCAGTTGTCCAACTGCCGCCACCAAGCGCACTTTTCTTTCTCGCATACGCACCGACCAAGCGGATTGCTGGTCATCTTCATCGGGCAGTAAAATTCATTTTCCATTGGTTACTCTCTCTCAATATGTACCTTAGCCCTTTGAACGTTTTCTGAACCGACAAAACTTTTGAACGAACCGTTTTTCAAATTTACAGCGTTATAAACCAGCGTAGTAAAATTTCCGCTTGCTACCGTAGTTGAAACATTCTCTGTTTTCATGTAAAGTTCCGAATGATGATAAAACGCTTCCGCAACATCAATGTCGCTAAACGGCATTGGAATATCATTTATTGATTTAATTTCCATACTTACTTCCACCCCATCGCAACAGCCGTACAAGCAACCAGACACACGTTGACGAACGCCCAGACGAGCATTGCTTGCCGTTCCTCAAACAGGTTGTTCGACATGTCCTTGATTGTCCGTTCAGACTTAACTACTACCGCCAGCAAGACTAAGCAGACCAGCCAGCGGGTTACAAATTCAAACATTGTTATCCTCCATCAAATCGTACCGATGCTCTGAAAGCCTTGTAGCGTCCTGCAACCGTGCGATTGCAAGCTGTTCCTTGTCCATTAGCTCCACCTTTCCCTCAGCTCTTTTTCGACCTGTTCTGACTTTGCAGTGATGTAATCCGCAAACTCGTCAGGTGTCATGTCCTCGTTCTTGAACTGTCCAACCATCTCCCAGTACCTGTCACCAATGCGGATGATTTTCTGTACCTGTTCATCGGTTAGGTCTGCATCGCACCGAAGGTTCTGAATCAGTGCGCCCCATGTGGCGGCTATGCCATCCAAAGCCATGCGAAAGCCGTACAACTGGTTCTGTCGTGCGATTTTGCGGAGGTTGGTCGGCTTGACTTGTTTTCCGCACAAGGGGCAGTTTCCGAATTTATTCATCTGACCACTCCTTGTTTGGGACAAGTTCAAACGTGACTTTTAGCGTTCTATTGCCACGAACTCCCCATGCTTTTTGAATTTTGTTCTTGTCGTCACGATCCATTTCTATAATGAAATGGTTCACGACCGCTTCGATTGCTCCGTCAGTCACATCCGATTTGTTTTTCCACATCTGCGAACCATCCTTTCGAGGTGGTGTTATTTTTCCGGCATAGATTTCCCCAAATATCCCACATCCAACATAATATTCAGCCATTTTTATTCTCCTTTCAGCCAGTCGTTCAGCTTTGCCATGCAAGAGGGGCAAAGAAACGGTTCATCATAGCAATCGCAACTCCAGTAGTCCCATGCGTCATGCACGTTCTTGTCAACCAGAATCACGGCATTGGGCTTACGCCTCCCCATCTCATCGGGCGGTTCAGGATTAAACACTTCTCCGCAGCGGTTACATTTCATGCTCATGTTCTTCCTCCAATCTCTTTAGCAGTGCATCCACGTCATACCGCCAATGGACACGCAGCCTTTTTGCTTTTACCTCTATCCCCTCTTGTTCTGCCCACTGCCAAGGGATGCTCTTGCGGCTTTCGTTGTATCGGAACGCTAGAACCTTGCTGGCAGGGATTGCAAAGGTGCGGTTGACCGCCCGGTAATTGGCTATCACATGGGCGGTCTGACCGCTATACCCCATTGCATCCACCATGTCCGCGATGTGCTTTTCCTTGCGGTATTTGCACTTTGCCTTGTCGTACTTGCCGAACATCTTTTCAAGAGGGATGGAGGGCGTTTCAATGGTTTTCAGCTCAAACAGGTGGTTCATCGGGTAACGGTACACAAGGAAGTCGCAGATGTTGTCGATAGAAAAGGACAGGTTCTCGTTTCCGCCGTAGTAGGTGGCGGCACTGTCTTTCAGCCGGTAGCACCACGCATCGGATGGGATGGATGCTTTGAAGTCTGCCTCAAACTGCTTGCCGGTGTTCATACGTTGTCCTCGATTTTTTTGGCTTCTCTGATACGCAGCCGAGCAAGTTCGCTATTTGCATATCGCAGTTGCCAGCTACCAAACCAGCCTTTGTGAACAAGTTTTCCGGCGCAGTAAACAAACTCCTGCTTCATCAAGTCATCAAGTGAAATGATGTAACTGCCCGGCTTATACTTTCTTTTGCTCATTCTCGTTCACCTCTAAATTCACTTCCGAGAAACCGTTTCTTGCCACGTTCCCGGTGCTTGTCCTCAAAATCACGGTGGTACACGCTCTGGCTGTGGTTCAGCTCATACACGAATGCCTTGCGTTCCTCGAAGTCCTTCTTTTCTGCCTTGTACTTCTCACAAGTGTCGTGGCAGGCTTGGTGGCGTGATGTGCAGTCTTTGCAACAGGTAATCATTCATTTAACCCCACTGTTCAGCCATTGCTTTTGCAATGCCGGTGAACGTTTTGCTCCTTGCTTTCGCCCGTTCCTCTTTACTTCCGCTACAGTCCATTTCCCAACAGGAGTAACGAACAGTTCCGTCTTTCAGAACCATCTTTCGACCTTTAATCGGTTCTACGACGTTCGTTGGACAAAGAGGCGGAACCCCTTTTTCCCACAGACAGGTTTTTTTAGTTACGGCATGGCCGAACCAAAATGGCTGAATGATTTGAGAATAAGTAGGTAAGCAGAAAATCTTAGATGGAACTGGGTTTTCAATGACTATTTTCGGAATATCTGCATACCAGAATCTCATAAACAAATCTCGTGCCAAGATGCCCATTTGTACTCGATCAGGTTGCAATTGTCCGCCTTTCCAAATGTGTCTTGCCCCGGCATTCGTCAGGTAGGTGCAGGGCGGGTGTGCAATGAGTAAGTCCCACTTGCCAACGTCATGTGTTACGCCGTCCATCGTTACGACTTGCCCCCCCTCAACAGCCTTGAGCGCGTCTCCGAGGATGTGCCACTCAGGATGCCCACCGGACGGTTCCTGAATATCACAGGAGTAGGCTTCGTGCCCACGGGCGCGGAAAGCCTTACAAACTTCCTGCGATTCCTCACAGGCAACTAAAACTTTCATCTTTCCAAACGCCCGTCCAGCCAGATAGCGCAGCTCTTATATAAGGTAGGCGGTTAACGGCTTACAAATTAGAATGGCAGAGAACCATCCGGCTCTTCAATCAGGGAGAAGTCATCGTTCCCGCCTTGCGAGTAGCCGGAGCCAGACCCACCAGCCAGTGTTTTCTTCGGTCTGACCTCATAATCGCCGGAACGAATCTTGTCCACGCTTGTAAAGCGGTCAACGACCAGCTTCGTCTTGATGTTGCCGTCGTTGCCCATGTACTCTTCCTCACGGAGAACCACGCCGACCAGCTTGCCACGCAGGGTCTTTTCATCGTTGTTGAACTTGTAGCCTGGATTGGACTGCTCCACAGCGGTGATAAAGCCCTTGAAGAACGGCAACGCCTTTTCCTTGTAGCTCTTGATGGTCTTGCCGCCCCATGCCCATTCGCCCGGATTCAGCTTGCCACGCTCGATAAGAGAAGCTGTCTGCTCACGCCAGTAGCCCTTAAACTCGCCCTCTGCGACTTCCCACTCGATATTCAGACGCTCTTTTGCGGGTTCGTCCGTTGCCTTGCAGATACCGGCAACATAGCCGCCAACAGGCAGGTCACGGCGTTCGGTGGCTTCCTGCACTTCATTCCAGTTGATGTTCTTCATCTGTTACTCTCCTTTGTTATCCGGCTGAATCGGGATGTTGTAATACTCACGGATGGCCTTGTCTACGGCGGCGAGGTCGTTCTCGATCAGCGCATCGTTGAACATCCCAATAGGTGATTTCACGGTGTCCATCCCATCATTGCGGGTACTGAACAGGTATCGCCCATCTTGCACAACTGTTTTCAAGACAATGGTGAAGTACCCTTCCACGCAGACCTTCTCGTCTAACATTTTCCCAACAGTCTTGAATTTTTCTCCACCGTTTTCTCCACATTCGCTGTGCCCGAAAAAGTAGACCACAACATCGTCCGGCAGTTCCTTCGCCCGCATCAGCAAGGCGTTGAAGTTGGCTGCCATGTCGGTAAACTTCTGGTATCCGGCGACCTTTGCGTTCCGCATGAACTCGCCAGTCATAAGATAGGTGGAATCGTCAATGACGATGGACTTACGCTTTGTACTCCTAAGAACAATGTCGATTTTGGTATAATCGTCCATGTGTTCGCTTTTTTTATACTCACTCAGGATAAGAGTTTTCATCTTGCTTCGGAACGGAAGCGGCTTGCCAAGCACGTTGATAACCGCCACCTGTTCCGGGTCAAAGTTCCGAAGCGAAGCGGACTTACCGCTGCCGGAGTGGCCGTAGACCATTACTAATACTGCCATTTTTCTTTCCTTTCTTCGGCTTCATTAGGCTTCATTGTTCTCACTTTGGCTTAATTGGGCTGTACAGAAATCAACCAGCCATCAGCTCTGCCAACTGCGCACGGAGGTCTTTCAGCTCCGCTTCCCTGTCCTCGATTTCAGACCGCAAGTCCTCAATCTCAGCCAGACGGTCAGCTTCTTTGGCTTCTGCCATCTGCTCGTTTGTCATAAAGTACACGCCGTCCTCAGGCTCGTTTATTCCTCCGAATCTGTCAAGGTTAATCATCTTTTGGTCTCCCTCTCTTACGTTCCTCTTTGATTTGCAGTGCGCTGTGCCACTGGTCTTTGTCAATTTCGATGGTAGACCACCGGTAGTTACATACAAGGCACTTCTTGCGTCGAGCGATGCTGTCATCGTCTGACCGGCTGTCAACCGTTGTAATGTTGTCGCTACCGCACATCGGGCATTTCATTGTGCATCCCTCCACTCGTTGGTGTGGTGAGGAATGCGTTTTACTTTGCGATTTTCCTGTTCAATACGTTCATTTTCAGAGCTGACCCCAATGGCACACAAGACGAGTGCTGCGGCGAGGAAGCTACACGAAAGGAAAACGTACCCAAACATTGCTGCCATGCTTTGGCTTTTCTGGATTGCATCGCCACATCCTACCGAAAAGATTGCTAACGCGATTCCAAGCGTACAAAGGACATTAGCTTTCAGGCTTTTCACTCTTATTACCTCCAAAACTCAGTATCCACGCCGTAGCCATCACCACAGACGCCGCGATGATTCCACGGGCAGCTGATGCGCCTACCAGAATACCGATGTGATGCACCATCCAGAAGTTCAGCAGAAATACCGCCAAAATCATTGCCAGGGCTATGCCCCACATCAGGGCCACTTCAATCAGTGCTTTCATTTTGTCTCCTTTCGTTTTTGCCGTTGCTGTTCTGCTCCTAGCTACTCAATGCCTTAGCCTATTGTTTCTATTCTTTGACGTTGCTCTGCATTTCCATGCTACGCTTTGCCTTCGCTTATCAAAACTACGCCTTGCATCCATAGCCATTGCTTTTCCAAGCTTTTCCTTGCCATTCCATTGCTCGTCTGAGCCTTACTTCGCCATGCCATTGCCGCGCCTCGCCCATCGTCTCAATGCTATGCCATTGCGGCTCAAGGCGCTTCGTCTCTAGGCGTTGCCTTAGCATTTCTGAGCCAATCGTCACTATGCCGTTGCCGTTCCACGCCGAGTGCAGCACAGCCCTACCCTGCCATAGCGGTTAATTGAGGATTTCGTAGGTATAGCGGCCTTTTCCGCTGTTTCTCCACTGGCCGATGCCACGCAGAGCACCGTAGTCCAGCCACTCACGCACGACCTTCTCGTGAGAATCGTCCAGCAGCATGACCTCGAACTCGCAGGTCGAGCCAGCGGGAATCTGCTCGCTGTTGGCAAGGCTTACGCGCTCGCCCTGCGCGGTCTGTGCGCGAAGCGGGCGCTGGCACTCGGTAATCTCGCCGTTCACATGAATGGGAATCATGCGGGGCTGAATGAAAATCAGACCATCAATGACCTTCTTGTAGGCGGTGAGCTTGCCGGATTCATTCACGGCTTTCTTTTTTCCGGCCTCAGTCTTGCCGCCGATACGACCCAGCATACCGCAGGAATCCTTGAAGAACCCCTTGATTTGGTAGTCATACAAGATAGGCTCGCCGTTCTCGTTCCTAGGGAAAACCGTCATGCCCTTGTCTGCTACTGCGTCAGCACCCAGAGCTGCAACCTCGTCCTCAATGGTGTTTGCATCCGGGGACTTGCTGGCGATGAACTCGCGTGCAATGTTCTGATTGCTAGGCCATGTGCCGAGAACCGCTTCGGTGAATGTGATTCTGACTTTGATTTTTTTCATTTTTGTTCACTCTTTCTTTCTCGATGTGTTCCAGTCTTAAAGGTTCACGCTCTTGCCAGCGCTTCTGCCACGGACTGCTTTTGTTGAAGTTGCTTACTGCTTTCTTCATCGTTTGCCATCCTTTGCTTACGCTGGATGCGTTTTAGACGGTCTTTCTCCCGGCTGCGCCAGCGGATTTCTCGCTTGCCGTAGTACTTACCGTTCATCAGGTGCCTTCACCTTTCCCTGTGCAAGTAAAGTACTGTAATGGCCGTAGCTCATGCCATATCGTTTTGCGGCATCGTTCATCTGTCGCACGGTATACTTTGGAGGCTCGTGCTTTTGAGGCCTCGCACGTTCTGGCTCCTGCACATCCCAAGTAATTTTGAACTCACCAGATGCTTTTAACTCATTCAGCTCTTTTTGCTTTTTGGCTTTGTACTTTTTGGTCAAAGCCTTGTTTGCATCTGCTGCGCATTCAGGGTGATACTTCTGAGACCAGACCTTCCGAACCATTGGCTTCTTGCACCAAGCGCATAAAGCCGGTTCCGGATTAGCCTTGATTCCTTTCTTTATAAGAGCCTGCCGTTCTCTGCGAACAATGATTTTACATTCTTCACAGTATTTCTTGCACGGATTTACAAGGCCAAGAAAGACACCGCAGCGCTCACAGTATTTAATTTCCATCCACTTCACTTGCCTTTCTTAAGGCTCTTTCATTGTGTTCAGAAAAACACTGGTCAAGAAACTGGATGAACTTTGCGATTTTCTCTGCATCTTCCGGCGTACAACCATTTTCTACAAAGCGCCTTGTCGCCTGCTCACGCTTGAAATCCGAGTAGGTCTTGGCCGCAGCGTCAATAGCGAACTTGGCTTCTTCGGGATACTCAAGGTCAAATTTAATGGTCAGATACCTTTCCATGCTCATTCCTCCGCTCTCTGGCTTTTCTCTGCTCTCAAGAACAGATTAACGAAGTAAACTTGCCCGATACCAGTCACTTTAGGGGTTTTGTTGATGGAAGTGTGTCCGTCTGAGTGCGCAATGGACGTTTCCTTAATTTCAAACAAGTGAAGTTCCATAGACTTCTGGGTCGGCATATTGTAGTCCGTCCGCTTTCTGTCCTTGATCAGGTATCCGTTCTCACGCATCCATGCAAACAACCGGTTTTGCCCCATCTGGACGCCGTTCTGTGACAGCAGCTTTGCCATTTCACCAACAAGAATGCTCTGGCTGCTTGCGCTCACAGCGTCAGCAAAAAGTGCTTTCGGCTTCATGGTTTCAATCTGCTTGTCCTTCTCTTCCAGCTCTTCGTGCGCTGCGATCAGCGCAGTTGCAAGGAGCTGCGAGCGTGTGAGCTGCGGTGCGTTGTAGCTTCCGGTCTTACGGATTGCAGGAAGCACATCGTTTGTGACCCATCTGCGGAACGGTGCCGCTTCTGGTTTGTCGCTGCGTAGGATGACGTGGTACAAACCGCTCTCGTTGACAATTACCATTTCCTGTTTGCCGCCAAGGGTGTCAATCAGGCTGACACCCTTTTCGTCATCATCTAATCGGTCAGCAGCCATGCGGTTATTGTTAATACCAAGCACAGCGCACACGTCTTTCAGAACGAACCACGCTTCTCCGTCCATATCAACAGTGCGAACCTTGTTATTCTGATATTCAAAAACTTGAATGTTTGCCATTTTCTCTCCTTTCTTATGCTCCCGAATCCTGAATGTTCAAAATCCGGCAGATGCTTTTCTTGATTTCGGGCGTTTCCAGCTTTCCTGTCTTGACCTTGAAAAGGTAAGATCGGTCAAAATATCGTCCAGTATCCTCCTTGACTTTTTCAATCAACCAGTCATTGGTCTTGTCTTTTTGGATAAGAGCAATCTCGATTTGTTTGCCAAAGTCACACAGAGGCTTTTTTTCAGCCATTATTTCACCTCCGGCTATTGATTTTTACGCATAAGTGTAATATAATGAAGTTGCTAGAAATCATTCATTACGCCTTCGCGGTACGGTCTTAGTATAATACGCTTTCGCGTAAAATGCAAGGCCTTTTTAAGCGTTCGCGTAATTTCAGCAACCCTTACAATGCGAGGACTGGAATTATGGCAAACTTGTACGAAAATATTGAAAAACTCTGCAAGCAGCGTGGAGTAAACGTGACCACTATGTGCAAGGAATCGGGCGCAAGTCGTGGGTCTTTGACCGATTTGAAGAACGGAAGAAAGCAAACATTGAAATATGAAACGCTTGATAAGATAGCTTCTTATTTTGAAACAAGCGTGGATGCTTTGGTTTCTGGCGAGCAAAAAGAAAACCCGCCCCAGCAGCCGCAAAGTGAAGTCGATGCAGCAGTGGAGCGGATTAGAAAAAAGCTTGAATCTATGCCGACAGCGCAGCGTGAAGCGCTGATGAACCTGATCGAGAAGATGTGAGGAACGCCCGTGTATTACTTGTTGTGTGGCTGTGCCTTTTGCTTCTGGTTCATGCAAGCCTTGTTAAAAGGCAATGACCGTGTACTATATGGCAACAGCAGAAAATATCGTTACCGTAGAAACCGAAAAAAGAAATGGTTCTGACCCGGTAAAATAAAAACCCCTTGTGCCGGGCTGGTGTAGCTCTGCGCAAGGGGTTTTCTGTTATTCTAGGCCTAAGGCTTGCTCCGCTGCCGGAATCTTATCTGGGTGTTCCAGCAGCCATGCGATAAACCTGTCAATCTTAGCTCTTTCTTGTTCACTCATTGTGGCATATCCTCCCGATCAGTAAATACGATTATTCATTTGATACGATTATACATCTTTCAGTTGTATAGTCAATACAATTTTAACAACTTCGTAAAAATCGAATGTTTTCTTCACATCCGTTACTTTACATCGGGGAAGCCACGAGCGTTCAAGTCAAAAGGGACAACGCCTATCCATCTTTCCTCCAATCACAGCTCTACGAGCTGCCCGTCAATGCGTTCGATGCTATCTCCCGGGTCGCGCCCATCGTCTAAGGCGGCTACGGCACGTTCTAGGATGCCTTTCGCTTCGAGGTAAGCATCTTTATCAGCTTCATACCCAGAAAGGCTCAGGACAAGCTCCAGCGTCCGTCTGCGGGCGTATGGGACAATCAGAGCATCTACAGTTCGGTTCATTAGCTTTCCTCCCATGGTTTAGGTGTGTGTGGCTGCCCATCGGTAACGCTGTCGGGCATTCCGTCGATGATCGGCATACGTTCATGGTTCCAGATTGCAGTTTCTTTCATTTTGTGTTTCCTTTCTATTTGGAATTTTTTGACAATACAGTTATAACACAGGCTGCTGTTGGTTCTCCATAGCAGCTTTTTCCATTTTTTGGCTTGTCGAATCCAGCAGTTTTGCAGAATTTTGTTGAAAAGGCGTGAATTTATGGATGAATATTTGGTAAGAACGGCCAAAACATTAGAGATGGCACGGATGCGTTCCGGCTTAAGCCAACAGAAATTAGCAGCACGAATGGGCGTGAATCGTGGCACAATTGCCAACTGGGAGCAAGGTCTGGCAGCCATTTCCCTGCCAATGGCTATGCGCTGGTTCACCTGTTGCGGCGTATCGGCGGCTCGATACATGGACGCTTGCATTTATCCTGGATTGCTGGAGCATCTGGAAGACGACCTTCCCGGTCTGGAGAAGCGGCAGATTCTCATAGATGCTATGATGGAATGTTCTTCCTACGAGATAGATGCTTTGTTGTACATCCGGTACGGAGATCACGGTTCAGACCACATGGGCGTGCTGACGGAGGTTCTGGCAAACCTCCATACGCCATTGAAGGACAGGGTCTCTGTTTGCCGGATGGTATCGGGCAATTACGAGATAGCGCAAGCTACCGGAACAGACCCAGACCCAAATGGAACCGCCCCGAAGATGGAAATACTCTATCAGGCGCAAGATGCCGGAACGGAAGCTGCTATGAAGTCCAACGATTCTTATACCGTGAATCCGAATAATATAAGCGGCTGATTGTCGAATTATCGAAGTTTTTAAGGAACATTCTGTCCACTTTTTGTACACCTATCGGGCAAATCTACCTTGTCATTCCGTCCCCCATAGGCTATGAACTGACAACATTTGTGCGGAATAAATAACGTAGTAGCGATAATATATAGCTTGCATTTAATCGGCTCGTCAATCCGTCCCCCATAACATTGGCTCAAAAATTTTTCATCCACTTTTTGTACACGTTAGATAAGACTAATCATTGCTGGAAAGACTTTATTCAGCAAATGAAAGGTTGAGCTATCCACAAGCTGGAATGGAAAAAGAAAGAAATTGTTGAAAATTATCGTCATCGACTATTTAACGATGATATTTAACCTCTTGTTTATTTCTTGTTTAATATATAATATGTAGATGGGGGACGAAATGACAAAGCATGGGGGACGTTTTGACAAGTCACGGGGGACAAAATGACGAGGACATGGGGGACAAAAAGACAAGTCATGGGGGACAAAAATTGTTGACCCGTCCCCCTACTTGTGATATACTGTTTTCAGACCATTAAAGGAAGTGAGCAGATGCCAAAAATATCAGACAATAACCTTGTCGAGAAAAGTAAAGCCCTTGTTTGGGCGAAGTTCAGGGACTATACGGCAGGTGAACTTCGGTTGCTAGAGGTTTACTTGTCAAGAATAAATCCGAGAGACCCAAGCAGCAGCCGTGTGGAGTTCACTTTGGCGGAATACAGGGAGCTTCTTGGACTGAAAAGCCTTGATGCACGAAGGATTGAACCGCAGATCAAGCACTTCTTAGGCAATACGGTGTCGATTCCCATTGACAAAGAGAAGGGCACGTTTGAGAGCTTTGTCCTTTTCACAAGGGCAAAACTGGACTATGTGCCAGAAACAAGGTCTTATGTTGTGGCAATCACTTGCAATCCTGACCTTCGCCCCATCTTTTTTGATATTGCCGAAAGCGGGTATGTTCGGTATCGGCTGCGTTACACGTCACGAATGAAGTCTCAGTACAGTATTCTGCTTTATTCGATTCTTCGGGACTGGATGAACATGGACAACAAGCCGCATGAAATCAGTCTGAAAAAACTGAGAGAACAGCTCGGTGCGATGGAAGCGAGCTACGATGTTTACAAGAACCTCCGCAAACGAGTGCTTGACGTTGCAGTAGATGAAATCAATGCAGTGTCTGACATTGTGGTGACCTACGAACCGGTTCTTGTGGCACGAAAGGCTGTGGCAGTCAAGTTCAAGCCCAAAATTAAAGCGTCCGAGACGCTGATTGAAGCTCAGGCAAGCGAAGTATCGACCGAGCCTCAAAAAGCCGCCAGAAAGCCCCGCAGAAGCGGATACGAAAATTTTGACTGGTCTGTGTGTGACGAGCTGGAAAAGCAAGACTGCATTGACGTGGCAAAAGTGGTTGAGAAGTGGATGAAGAAAGAACATCCCGAAATCAAGCTGCCAAGACGCAGAGAAGCGGTTTACGATACGGTGAAGGCAGCGTATAAGGACATTTTGTCTTTGGACAGGTCTCCGTTCCCCGACAGACCTGTTGGCTATCTGATTAGAAGCGTAGATAAAGCGGGTGTCGTAGACAAGTATATGCCAGCGTTTTATTCCATTGAAGCGTTGCAAGAGCAGTCAGATGCAGCACATTAAGCAGATGATGCAGAAAGGAGAAAGAATGGAATGGATTAGTATGAAAGACAGGCTACCAGAAGAACCGGGAACGTATCTTGTGTCTTGCGTTTCTAATGGGCCTTATTTCTGTGGAACGCATACGATTACGGCTCAATGGAATGGGAAATGTTGGTGGAGGACAAAATATCAGAAATTCACCCATTGGATGCCGATGCCAGAACCAGTGAAAGAATAAAGAAAGAGTGATAAAATGGCAAAAATCATAGCCGTCGCCAACCAGAAGGGCGGCACAGGAAAGACTACCACAAGCACCTGTCTGGCTGGTGCGTTGCAGCTGCTTGGCAAGAAAGTCTTGCTGGTCGACTGCGATGCCCAGTGCAATGCAACAGACACCTACGGAGCGCAGACAGAGGACGTATGCACCCTGTTCGATGTGATGACCCGGCAAGGCACTGTCGAAGAGGGAATCCAGCACTGCGAAGCTGGTGACATTCTGCCGTCTGATAACGCATTGAAGGACATTGACGAGCAGCTTGTCCGGGACATGGGTAAGAACTTCCGGCTGCGAGAAGACCTTGAAAGTGTGTCTGAGCAGTACGATTACATTGTACTGGACACTCCCCCGCAGCTTGGTCTTGCGCTTGTAAACGCGCTGATCGCTGCTAACAGTATCATCGTGCCCATCACAGCAGACCGATACGCACTGGCTGGTTTGAGCCAGCTTTCGCAGACCATCGGCGATGTTCGCAGATACTTCAATCCGACTTTGAAGATTGAAGGTTTGCTTCTGAACCAGTACAAAAGCCGTGAGAACTTGTCCAAAGAGGTTGTGGAGCAGCTCCCTGTGATTGCGCAGAGCATGGGAACAACGCTGCTGGACGTGAAGATTAGACCATCTATGGGCGTTCGCAAGGCTCAGGCAGAGCGGCACAGCCTGTTTAGCGGTGACACGGCAAAGAGTACTAGCGCAGAGGATTTCAAGGCGTTGGCAGAGATGATTGTAGAGGGGGAAGAAAAATGAGCGATTTGTATCCACATCTTTTGAATGCAACTTGTTCTGATGACACGGAGCAAGTCTACATTATCAATTTTGGTTTTTCATTTAATGACCTTTCCGATAAAGAGAAAGAAATGGCGTTTCATTCTCAGTGGTATCTAGCTGAAAAGTATTGCAAAAAGTGGCAGAAAGAACTTGCAAATAATCAATGGGCGAAATCAGAAGATGAAATGCCAGATGAACTAAACCCATACGTTATCGGGTTTAGCAAAGACGAATGCGATATAGAAATTGTAGGCTATGAAGAAGATTTTAAGGAATGGCGGGACAAAAGCGGAAAGCCGCATAATATAACTCACTGGATGCCGTTGCCGACTGTTCCTGACCTTGATGAAGATTGGGAGGAAGATGAATGAAATCAACCAGCAAAAAATCCTCAGGGTTGCTTGGCGGCTTTGATTTCCAGCCTATTTTTTCGGAAGAGCCATTAAGCCGAAGTGAGCCAAAGAAAGAAGAAGTAAGCCGAGCAAAGCCGAATAATGCCGAACAAGTACCGATTAAGCCTAGTGATGCCATAGACAGCCATGCACAGCCAAGTGAAGCTGAATTAAGTAGTATTAAGCCGAAGCAAGCCAAAGACGGCGAAAGACAGCCGAGTGATGCCGTGTTAGGCGAAGGTAAGCCGAAGAAGCTGAAACAGGCAAAGGAAACAAAACGGCTGATTGAACAGGGCAATGTTCCCGGCGCACTGGCTGAAGCTGGCTTGACAAAGAAAAAAATCCCGATGCCGGAATCGCATCAGGGCGTTGCAAGCGGTGACGGCAAGCGTTCCAAGCGCATTACCATCCTTATGAGCGAGGAAGAACGCAAGTACATCAACCGTGAAGCTAGACGGCACGGAATGACGATTGGACAGTTCGTGTACGCTCTGGCGGTTGCAGCGGCAGAGGGGAAAATTGAGTTGGAGGATTTCTTAGAGGATTGACAATAAAAGTTAAGTTCTAGGGGGATTACAATGAATGTGATTAAAAATCGTGATTTAGAAAAAGAAGAAAGAAACCTTAGAGAAAAATTTTACGGAACTGGAATCCAATTCTATCGTGAGGGCGATGGCATCGATAGCCCAATCACAATGATTATAGGTTTTCCAAGCATCAGAAACACACCGGACGAGGTTGCATCCATTAGTGAAAAACTGATGGCAGCAAGTAAAGCGGCGAAAGAATTTAAGTATAACGGATATTTTGTGGATTATCTCTAATCCGATAAAAGCTGAGATTTAGGAGGAATATGCAATGTTTTGTACTGAAAAATCATGTGAGACTTGTGTAGATTGGAGCCGCGTTCATAACAAGTGTATGGACGCCTTTCATCCAAATGTGAACACTGAAACAAAAGGCGATGGAGAGTGTCCTTACTATGAGCGAAGGAGAGAGGCAGTTTGCAATATTGCTTTTCCAAAATCAACGAGAGAAGAATATTGATAGAAGTTGAAAACTAGGATGGATTTGCTATGACTTACGGAGAAATGAACAACTATATCGCCCATGTTAGTGACAATGATTTGGTTGCGTTGTGCAAGAGCGTTTACGAGTTCAAGAATGGAAATGGAGTGTTGGAGCCAACTTCAACGCTCAAAATTCTTGCAGAAAACTGTAGGTTTTCTGATGTGAGAGCGTTGGAATACACCATTACAGAAGAAGCGCATAAACGATACGAGCAGATTGTTTTACTTCTTATGAAAGATGCTCCGGCGCATTATTTGAAATGATGAGATTTAAGGAGAATCATAATGGGTAAGTATGTGAAGCGAGAAGATGTCTTGAAAAAGTTGAAAGATGTATCGAAATTGGCAGAGCGGTGATTGCGTTACTTAGAGCATCTTTGGAGGGCATTCCGTACATTGTGATTGAAGAAGAAATTAAGCACAACAATAAAAACTAAGTTCTAAAGTTAAAATAGAAAAACCCCTGTGTAGCCGCTACGACCGCACAGGGGCTTGTTTTACTTATCAACAATGCAATCCCAGTAGAGATATGCCTTGCCGTCTGCGGCATCTGCGTCCTCAAGGAACGCCTTTGCCATGTCAGCGTAGAAGCCCGGAGTGTCAACGGACTGACGCTTTGCAACCTGACAATAATCCGAGTACATCATGTTCATGACCGCCCAGAAATCGTTCGGGTCACAGGTGATATTGCGCTGTTTCGCAACGTCCTGTGTCTGCTCCAGCGTCCAGTGACCGCCCTTTGTGCCGTCAGCGTTCACCATGCTGTCGCACCATTCCTCTGCTTCATCGTGGGTAAGGTGCTGGCGTGGCATCTTGATGGAGCGGCTGTCTGCGCCGCCACGTTCGTACTGTCCAGGCCGTTTATCCCAGTCGCCATTCTGCGAGAAGCCGATTTGTGGCATTCTGCGCCCATTCTCTACGTCAGGGTAGCGGGGAATAGGGTAGGGGTCGATATAACGGTTCTCCTCCTGCGGATAGTAGGGATAGCGGTCGTTGCTGCCTTCCAGCTTACGCAGACGGCGTTCCATCTCACGCTCCCTGCGGTCACGCTCTTCTTCGAGGCGGTCACGTTCCGGCTCACGGTCTCGGTCGTGGTCGCGAAGCATCATCATGCGGCGAAAATTAGTCTTGCCCATAATCTACACCTCCTCAAGAAATGGACGCGGGCGCACCAGCGTGGGAACGGCAGAAGCAGCCAAGATACTTGAACGTGCCTGTGCCGGTCGCAGACGTTGCAACGCGGGTAGCATAGCGGGTGCGAGTGTGGATGCTCTCAGCGGTTGCCTGAGCGCAGTTGCAGTCGGTCAGAGGGTATGCGGTCGTACCTGCACCAATGGTGATAACCACAGGGGCGTTGATGGTGGTCGTGTCCGGGATGCTCTGGGCAACCACGATGCAATACTTCTCTCCGTTCTGGTATGCGCCAGCAGGGATGTTGATGGTCAGCGTATCGTTGGCAAACGTGACAGCCTGACTGATGACCAAGTGCGGGCAGAGTTTGCAGCTTGTTTTGCAAGCCATAATGTTTTCCTCCTAAAAATCAGGGGCAGAGGTGTCTTACCCCTGCCCCGATGGTTCACCCGGTGTTATCGGGGAGTGTGTTGGTTAGCAGCAGCCGCAGCAGTTCACGCCCAAGTTGGGGTTTGCCACCTGATAAGCGGGAATCGGACGAGGATTGACCCGGTTCAGGATGGTATCGGTCTGCTGGGACATCACAGTGGTCAGAAGCGCATTCTGACGATCCTGAGAAGCGGCGAACTTCAGGTTCTGATTCTCAGCGGTCAGAGTGGCAATCTTATCCTGCGTGAAGTAGTCCATCATGCTGCGGAAATTGGCGTTGCAGTTGTCCACGATGGCACGGGCGTTGTCTGCGATAGCCTGACGGGTAGCGCAGTCCTGCTGTGCAATGGTGTACTTCAGGTCGCCGATGAGCTGCTTGTTCTCGCAGCAGCAAGATGCCAGCTGCGTGGAAAGTGCGGTCTGACCCGCCTGCCGTGCGTTGCCCTCCTGCATGATGGCGAGGCTGATGGCGTTGTCGCCGTTGGACACGCTGCGTTCCAGACCGTTCACAAGCTGTGCGTTCTGGTAGCCGAGCTGACAGATGGCACTATTCACGCCCGCAAAGCCGTTTGCGATGTTGGCGTTCACGCCGTTCATCTGCACCAGCTGGTCATAGCCCAGAGAGCAGATGCCGCTTTGGATGCCAGCCAGAGAACGGGAAGTGTCCTGCTGGTAGAAGCCCTCCGACAGCGCCGCACGAGTATCTGCGCCACCCTGACCAGTTGCGCCAGTGCCGACCAGATAGGGGATGTAGCTATTCATGCCGTTGTCACCACCGTTTCGACCGTAGCCGTTTGTACCCCAGCCGAAGATGATGGCGAGGATGATAACCGCCCACAGACCTTCGTTGCCGAAGAAACCGCCGCCGTTGTTATTACCGCCGTCCTGCCCAGCCAGATAGCCAGTTGCAAAATCGTCCATAACAAAACTCCTTTCAGTTTTGCGTTATGCCATCCCACCGCCGTGTGCGGTGGGCGAAGCCAAATAAAAGCGGTTTTTATCAAGTCCGCAAAACTGAGAAGCGTTTCGCTTGCGAGGGATGCTTATTTTGGGATTATCAAATCAGCTTGGAGGATTGCTTTTTTCGTCTTCCGGCTCATCCCACTTTTTGCTGGCAGCACCGAAAATCAAGCCAAGCATCAAAGGAACCCATAGTTTGTCATTGCCACACAGATTGTTGATGTCAAAATCTTTTTCGGGATGGCTGTTTTCAAAATCGCCCATTGTAAAACCTCCTCACTTCGGGAGCGTCAAATTCAGGACGCTTGCCAGCTGGTTCAGGTCAATGCCGCGCTCTTTGGCGAGGTTCTTTGCCATTGTCCTGAGCTGCGTTTCGTTTTTGCCCTGAATCAGGTTCAAGCCCTGCATGATAGGCGCGCTCTGCCCACCCAGCTGCTGGATAAGTCCCATCGGGTTTTGTCCGGCACGAGCCAGATTTGCCAGCTGCATGATAGGGCTGTGAGTAATCATATCAAACGGAGAGGACATTGCTTATTCTCCTTTCTTCGCGGTGGCAGCGGGCTTAGAAAAGCTCTTCTGCCACTTTTCTAGTTCATCCAGACGGTGGACGAGGGTGTTGTACTGCTCAATAGGCACATACTGCTGTGTCGGTGCAGCAGTCTGTTGTGCCTGTTGCGCCTGTATCTGCTGCCACGCTTCCGGGCTGTAAAACTCTAACACGTCAGATTCGCAAGTGTTCGGATTCAGACGTTTGCAGTAGATCACGCCACTGCGCAAATCCGGGCAATACGTCCATCTTCCGTACAGATCAGATGGAATCGCCAGGAACTCCTCTCTGCTGGAAACAGGTCTGCCGAGTAGACAACCGCCGTCCTGTGCCGACTGCTGAACAGGCTGTTGCCCATTCATCGGCTGCGGACGCTGCGGTTGCGCCTGCTGCATCTGCGTGTTCGGCAGGGGAGTGGCGAGCCCAACTGTACCCATACCGCCGTAAGGATTGACGGGTTGCTGCGGAACGTAGGGTGCTCCGGGTGTCGGATAATAGCTCATAAAGCGTCCCTCCTTGTGCTCCCAGTGTACTGCATCAGCAAAAAGTGAAGGACAACGAACGCACAACGAAGGACAAAAAAGAAAAGCGCCCACACGGAAAAATCCGCATGAACGCTTAACTGTTAAGGGCTTCACATTGGAAGCAAGAATAAAATATCACGTTTTGACTTGCAAGACAAGAGTTTCGACAAAACCAGTGTGAATAAAACAAAAATCAAGAGTGGAACCGCCCACAGGCAATGCCGCTCTCTACAAAGGCCGCAGCCTTTCAAATCATAAATCGTATGGCGTATAATGCAAAGACGCATATACCGATAAAACCACGCCTATAAATGCACTATGTCAAAACGAAATGACGGCTTTTAGAACGCTTGCTGTCGCCCCAAAAATAATCAGAGCGAACAAAACACGGGACAAAAAGCGATATATTTTATTTGCCATAATTCGTATAAAATCGTCTCCCGCATGGTACGCACTATAAGTAGGCGCGCGGGAGACTGGTCAGTTGTACAAATATCCGCCCTAATGCGCTTCTTCGAGAGGCCGGGCGGATTTCGTTGACATTATTTTACAACGTATCCAGCATTTTGTCAATGCCTTTCAGCCGGTAGCCTACCGCCGTCCGGCTGTAATGTGTCTGTGCTGCAATGTCCGGCAGCGGGAGCCGCTCAACGTACCGCAGTAAGGCTATCTTACGGTCTACCCTCCCAAGCGGTGCGTTTTTGATGGCGGCGGTCATCCGCTGTCTGTCAAGTCCTCGCAGCGCAGCGGGCAGCACTACGCGAGCCGCCGCCACAGGCAGCACCGAGCCAGAAGGGCTGCGGGAGCTGTCCGGCGTTGCGCACCATAGTGCCAAGCACGGCAAACTGGTGACGAGTTCGACTTTTGAGGCTGAAAAAGTTAAACTCATTTACAAAAACAGCCTGTTTCAGCCATTGTTGTGCGTATGTAGTGCTTGCCATAATAACCTCCTTACTCCTTTTCCAGCGCCGCTTTCATGCGGTCAAAGAAAAACTGGATGACCGCGCCGATGGTCTCATCGGTGATGGCCCAGCTGATGAGCCTGCCGTATTTGCTGGTACTCAGGGCGGCCCGCAGCATCTTGACGACCCACGCCTTGCGCTCTGCGCCGCGTTTAGTCCCCTGAATCTCCTGCTCTGCCCGCTCGATGAGGTCCAGCACCAGCGGCTTTACCGCTGCGCCGTAGCCCAGGCGGATGCAGCCGAGGGCATAAAAGATAAAGCCGCCCAGCATCAGCACTGCCCCCACCGGGGCAGGGATAAGGTCAAAAAGCTTAGTTGCCAGTGCTACCATGATTGGTCACTCCTTTTAACAGATAGTTGTCGATGTCGGTGCGGCTCTTCTGCATCCCCTCGCGGTTGTTGCCGGAGAGCTGGGCGTCCAGAAGGTTGCGCACCCCGTCGAGGGTCAGACGGCTCACCTCGTCGATTTCGTCGAAGCGGCGCAGGTCACGGGCAAGGGCTTGTGTGTGTTGGAGCTGGCCCTGCTCCAAGGCGCCGATGCGCTTGTCCAGCTCATCCAGACGCTTGTTCTGCGCGTTGTCCGGCTCCTGTGCCTTTTTGATGTACTTGTGGATGATTTCCAGCACCTTGTCGATGGTGATGGCTGCAGCACACAGGCTGCCCAGGATGCCCAGCACCCACAGCAAAGCTTCTTTTTCGGTCATTTGCCCTCCCGGAGACGGGTCAGGCCCTTCTTGCGGATAATTTTCGGGTAGTTGAGGGTGGTCACATTGAGGTCTACGTTGCCCGTGATACCCGGCACGCTGCCCTTGCTGGTGTGTTGGTGGGCGTTGTAGTTAAACGTCACGTTGGGCGTCTTGCCGGTGTAGTCGGCAAGCCAGACGTCCCACCGAGAGGACAGCCGAGCCATGTCCAGCTCGTACTTGTAACCGGTGTAGGTGTAGAGCTGGGCGTAAAAGCCCATCTTCTCCACCTTTTCCAGCGCGTAGGCGGTGAGGTTGGTGAGGTCGAGGGTGCTCATGGGCTTGAGCTTGTTTTCCTCCACGTCCACCGCCACCGGCAGGGTCAGCTCCTTGCCCCGCACCGCCTGCCGCAGCAGGGCAAGCTCTGCATCGGCCATGGCCTCGCTGGTGGCGTAGGTGTAGTAGTAGACGCCCACGTCCAGCCCTGCAGCCCGGGCGTTGCGGTAGTTGGTCTCAAAGGTCGGGTCGATGTACAGGCCGTCTGCCCGCTTGGAGAGCTTGTAGTTGGTGGAGACGGTCTTGAGCATTGCTCCCTTGTAACCCGCCGCTGCCACCTGCGCCCAGTCGATAAGTCCCTGATACCGGCTCACGTCGATGTACCGGTAGGGCGGGCCGCCCTCCCAGCCGGTGACAGCCTCTGCCTCGGGGGCTTGGGGTGCAGGCTCAGGTTCTCCGGCGTCCCGCTCGTCCCCCGGGCCAAAGATGGCCCGCACCAGCTTTTCCAAAAGCTCCAGCAGCTTACTCATCGTAGTCCTCCCCCGTGATCTCCTTGTACTGCGCTGCGGTGATCTCACCGTCGGCCACCCGCTTGGCCAGCTCCGCTTTGACTCCGGCATGGCGGCGTGCGGGCATCTCTGCCCATGTCTTGGTACCGGCGATGAGCCGGTTCGCCCAGATTTTATCCATTTTGATGTCCTCCTTATTTGTTGACGGTGTCGTCCAGCTCGCACAGCGAGTCCTCGATAGCTGCCAGTCTCTCATCGGCGGCTATATCCTGCTCACACAGGGCGTCTTCTATCTCCGCAGCGGTCTTCGCCGCCTGCTCTGCCAGAGGGCCGGTCTTGTCGGTCATCCGGTAGTGGTGGTCGATCTCGTACCAGTCATAGCAGCGCCCCTCCGCGTCCTCCGCGCTACGCAGTTTGCGGACAACGCGGAAGCTGTCGGTGATGGTCTGGTCGGGATACTCCCGCTCGAGCTGGTGATAGCCGGTCAGGCTAGTGTGAGCGTCGCCGATGGTCTTGAGGACTTCTGCGCCGCCCTTTGTGCCAAAAACATAATCCACGTCAGGTTCTCCTTTCTCCGATGCTCTCGGACGACGTGCTTTAGGTCGCGGACGACCCGCTCTCCCCGAAACAGCCATTGATAGAGATGATAATTGTTGCAGTGCCGGAGCTGCCCGAGGCGGGAGAGCAGGCTTGCTGCCGCTCTGGGTGCGATGGGCTTCCCCTGCCGCCTGCGCTTGCGATACCGCGCCAGCGCCCGCTTGATGTGCAGCAGATTCCGCTTGCGGGGGATGGTGTACCCTCTCCCGTACCGGTAGCCTACGGCGTCCGGCAGCCGCCCTTTCGCCCGCACAAAGCCGCGCCGGGGCGAGGCAAGGGGCGTCTTCGGCTGCTTTTTCGCCACCGGGAACACCTGCCAGTCGCCCTTGAGTTTCAGATCGTGGGCGTTCAGCCAGCTCTCCACAAGGATGCGGAGTTTGCGCAGCTTGCGCTTGTTCGGCCCGAAAGCGGTCAGGTTGTCCATGTACCGGGCGTAATGCTTGCACAGCCCGCTCTCCCGGATGAGCTGGTCGAGGGGCTGCAAGACGGCGTTGGCGAACCACTGGGAGGTGTACGTCCCCAGCTTTACGCCGTCCCGGATGATGCGCCGGATGAGGTCGAGGACACGGCAGTCCTTGTAGAGCTGCCGCATCCGGGCCATGACGACTTCCGGGGTCAGGCTGTCGTAAAAGTGGCGGATGTCTCCGCAAAACTCGTACTTTGTCCCCTTGCGGTCGTACTTCATCCATCGCTGGATGGCGTTCTTTTCCCGGTGCGGCCCGCGCTCCCGGATGGATCCGCAGCAGTAAAAATCCATCCCCTGCATCATCTTGGGCTGCAAGACCTGGATGAGGGCGTGGTGGACATACTGGTCGGGCCACTGGGCCGGTTCGCTGATGGTGCGCCATTTCCGGGCGTTCGCGTCCCACCGCTGGCTGACATGGGGCTTTTTCGGCTCAAAGCCGCCGACGAGTATTCGCCGCAGGTCTTCCACCCGCTGAGCCTTGGTCTCTTCCACCCACGCTGTACAGGTGTTGGGCTTGTGGCCTCGATTCCAGTGGTGGGTGCGGTTCACTTCGTCGATGGCAAGCAACAAATTATCATCGGATATAAGCGTATCAAAGAGCTTTCCAGCTCTCTTCATGGGATTCCCTCCTTTTAGCTGTACGGACGTTCCAGCGCCCCTTGCGGGGTGTACTAGCCCGCTCCCAAAACGCCTATCTTCACCGTGAGGTGTGCGGCTGCCTGTGCCGTAAAATGTGAGGTTGGATAAAATCAAAAAGGAAGCGGCAGCCGATGTTCCCGTTATAGTTCGACGCGGCGTTGTAGTTGACGTAGAACAAACCATAGTTGGAGTTGTGGCTATAGTTACCACCGACGTAGAGGCACGGGCTCGACGAGCTGAAGTTCCAGTTATCGCACGAGGCCTGAGAACAAAAAACACCGGCAATGCACAGACAGTCCCATATAAAGTTCAGCGCCTTACGGCGCGGTTATCTGCGGGGGCTGCGGCCCCCTCAGACTCCCCCGTTGGGGAGTTCCTGGAGGCGGCAGCCGACGCTCCCGTAATAGTACGACGCGGCGTTGTAGACGACGCAGAACAAACCATAGTAGGAGTAGTGGCTATAGTCACCACCGACGTAGAGGCACGGGCCCGACGAGCTGAAGTACCAGTAATCGCACGAGTACGTTGCGTCATTACCGGACGCGGATGTGGGGATAAACGTCGGGAAGCCGCCGTTTGTCTTGACATTGAATGCGGACGGCCAGCCATTGGACGGAACGCCGACCGCCGTGCCATTGCCGCTGTCGCTGAACTCGGAGGGATTCAAGATGATGTTCAGGCCGTTGCCGTTGTTGTAGCAGCCATCGCACCAGTCCAACACGTTATCCCACAGGCCCTCGATATTGCGGTACTGCGTGCCGCCGTAGGTGGCCCGGCTGCTCTGATCGGTGCCGGTGTGGTAGGGCATCGAGTCGGTGTAGCCCATTGCGAAGGTGTTGCTGCTCGGACTGCATCCATAGCCGATTTTTGCCTGACTGTTCCAGTCGCAAAATTCGACGATATAGAGCAGCCAGACAGTAAACCGCATGGCAAAATCGCTCTGCCAGATGGTCGAGCCGAGATTGTGGATGCCTGAGCGGGCCGAAGAGCGGGTCATGTTCACCCTGGGGCTGCCGGTGCCGCTCTTATAGGTGCCGTTGCAGTGGTATCTGCCGATGTACACCACGTCCCGCTCACCGTGACCGTCGCCTCTGTCCATGTGGGCAGGGCTGACGCTGTAACCCTCCACCGCGCGGTCGGCGATCTGGATGGTCATGCCTCTGCCGTTTTGGGTCAGCTTGTACCAAAATTTCGGGATGCTGACCATCGTGCCGCCGGTGCGCTCACTCTTTACCATGCCCGCCCAGGGCTGCAAGTTGTCAAAAGGACTGCCATAGCTGCTTGCACCCGCGACATACGGCACAGGGTCGGTAAACTCCGCTGCCTCGTCGGTGCGGCTCCACTTGGTTGTGCTGGTGCCGTCCCAGCTCGCGCCGTAGATGTGGACGTAGGCAAGCTCAAGGGGATAGTCCCTGTACTCGCTCACCTCCACGCTGCCCTCGGTGGTCTCATCGCCCAGCGTGGCCGTTACCGTCCACGTTCCAGCGATGGGCAGATACAGCTTGATGCTCCCGCTCTCCGGCACGGTGCCGGTGACGGTTTTGTCTCCGCACCGGGCGGTGACGGCGCTTCCCGCCTTGACTGTCACGGTCAGGGTGTAGTAGGTCAGGGCCAGGGTCTTGGTGCGGCAATACTCCGCCTGCACCGTCTCCGAAGCCGCGCCGGTGCCGAGCGTGGCGGTGACGGTCCACTCTCCGTCGTGGGGCAGGGTCGCAGAAAAGCTGCCGCCTTCCGCCACGCCGCTCACGCTCTTCTCGCCGTCCGAGAGGATGATGGAGCTGCCCGCTTCGGCATGCACCACCACCCGGGGCAGCACGATGCCGCCAACCGCCGCAGCATCCGCCGCAGCGCCGGAGATGGTGAGGGTCTTGTCGGTCTCGATTTTGATAGCGTTGATGCGGTCGCCGGTGGCTTTGGCGTCTGCGGGAGCGCCCTTGACTGTCAGGGTGGGGTCGGTGCTTACGATAGCCGCTGCATTGTCCGCATACTGCTTCGCCGCAGCTTCACTCTTCGCCGCAGCGTCTTTGCTTTTTTCCGAAGAGTTTGCGGCTAACTCAGCAGCGTCTTTTGCGGTTGACGCAACGGTTGCGGCGGCTTCTGCCTTTTCCTTTGCAATGTCAGCCCCTGCAACATCACTCAAAGTGTTGAGGGTGTCGGCGTTCATTGGAGTACCCTCGACAACAGGTTCATCATTACGAATCAAAGTGATGATTTCTGATGTGCCATCAGATTTCATCATAGTCCAACGCCCGGGATATTTTGCTTTTCGGTCAACAAAATGCATAATAGGGTTCACCTCCGCATATTGCATCTGAACAATAAAGTAAATGGTCCTTTGCCATCGCTTCAATGTCAGACAAAACTTTTTCTACTTGATTGATAACCGCAAAATGATAACTCAGCGCCTCGGGAGTTCCCGGAGTAGAACTTTTGCCACCGCATTTGAAACGAATGGCTTTCACGTTATCAATCCACCGAGTGGCATCCGCAATGGTCAGATAATCATTGATTGTCCAACCAGCTTCCACAGGCACAGTTAAACCGATTGTTCCTGAAAAAATAAGCTTGCTGTCGTCGCCGTAATAAGCGCTTCCATTTGTAATGTTGACGTAGTCGTTTGCGACGACCCATGAGGGTTCGACAGAGGGCGGGTAGAAGTTGTTGGAGGCGGCGAAATAGAGCTGGTATTCGACGCCCTTTTCCAGCGCGATGCTGCCCATGTCCAGCACCACGTCGTTGTAGCCGCGGACAATGTCGGTGAACTTGTCCACTAGGGCGGTCGTGGAGCCGTATTTGCGCAGGACGGTGCGCATCGTACCCGGCACATAGCCCTTGACGCGGAATTCCAGCGAGCGGAGCAGCAGGCCCGCTTTCTTGGCAGTCAGCGGCATAAAGAACTCGTACTTGGCGGGATAAGTGTCCCACGCGGGGATGTCGCCGCTTTCATTTTTCGCAGTAACAACTTGAATGTTTTGCTGTACAATCCTTGCAGAATAAGGTGCGCCAACGATTTCGGCGAGTTCTTTGATTCCGTTTTCAATGCGGTTGTAATCCGTATAGCTCAGAGCGCCCTTCATTCCGGAAGCCCATTCTCGCTGCTCCTCTTCTGTCCATGTGCCGGTTCTGGCTTTGGCTGTTAGCTCTTTTACACGGTCAATATCTGCCTGTGTGCGGTCTGTAATCCACGTTGCCATACTTCACCTCTTAAAAAATCAGTTTGCCGTCAGCGTCAATAGCAAGAGACTTTGGGACGGTAAATGCAGGGTGAACAACATTATCGTACTTACGAGGGGTTTCATCATTGGTGGCGTAGGAAATTGTCTCTGCATTGGTATTCACTTGTAACGTAGAATCATACACGGCGTATGCATTTACAAGTTTGCTGACCAACAGAGGCCGCCAGTACTTGTTGGCGCTTGAACTTGTGCCAGCAATATCACGAAGCATCTGAAGCGAGTACAGGTAAGGAGTTCTCGTCCAAATAGATCGTCCTCTGCTGGAGCCCTCCATGTCAGAGGCAAGCATCGTTTTCAGGATTCCAGATGCATTTTGCAGGGGAGTGCCCTCGTTGTGCTTATAGCTCGGGCTGCTAGTTGTCCAATTCGGAGCATCAGAGCCTTCCGTGTCGTATCCAAACTCGTGGTGAGAAAGCAGAAAAATGCTTTTTGCCATCGTAGTCACTTTGCTACTGCCAGAATTGCAATAAGAGTCAGAAAAACCGGGAGTATAATAGATAGTCGTCTTGTCAATAGCTTGCTTCTGGGCGGAGCTGAACGAGTTGAAGTACTCTCCGTTGAGCCAGCTGTTTACGCTGCTGCTGGCGTAAGTAGACCATGTAGAGCTCCAAGCCATGATGGCTGCATAGTGTTTTCGAACCAGAAGAGTTCGCCCGGCTCCATTCAGCTCGCTTTCGTAGTCATGCTTTGCAACGATGAACTCGGCCACGCTACTACCTTCATCCATAAGGACGGTGCCGCCCTCTGCAACATCAAACAGATTGTACGACGCCGTAGCGAAGGAACATTCTGCGGAGACGCCGCCTGCTGAAGCTGTGACAACAGCCTTGCCCGGAGAGTTCCACTTGACTTGGCAGGTGGATTTTCCTTCTGCATTCGTCAGAACGTGAAGGGAGACGATTCCTTCGGGAGAAGCTGCCCAGTTGATTTTAGGAGAGTCAATAGAAGCAGGGGAGAGGGTGGCAGACAAAATAACGGACTCGCCCCAATCGAGCTGTTCGCTGGTATGGTCAAGAGACATAGCCTGAGCATCTGCCATCATGTACCCCTCTACAGTACCTTTGAAACACCCATTGAAAGTGTACTTTACATTGGTCGCCAGCAAGACAGCATCGTAATTGAACTGATGGTGAATCTTTACCATATCAAGGGCGTCAATAGTAGGGCTTGCCCGATATGTGAGAGAAGCCTTGCGGCGGTTGGAAAGGACTCCATAAGACTCCGTAAGGGCATTCCTGGATTTTGTAAGGATGTCCTTTGTGAGCATAACATTGCTCAGAGTCTGGCTCACGCCTTTACCCGAAGGATTTTCAGGATAAGCGTAGGTGGCATTTCCTACGGTAGTCACTACGTTAAGCATATTCTGGGCAAAGGTGATTTCCGGCCAAGAATAATTGTTCAGTACTGGAATGTCCAACACGGGGTTGGAGGCATCGGAGCCGTAGACTCGGTTGATTTTTATCACGCCATCACGGGTCTGGTACAGAGCCATTCCAGCCGCATTGGCCGCAAGCTGCAAAATATCAGAATTGTGATAAGTAGACTCATCGCTCGTAATGTCGGTGGAGTAATTTTTCAGTTCATCCGAAATATCAAAGGTAATTTCATCCGCTTCCAACAGCTCCAAAGCATCGTAGCACATCTCATAGAGCGTGCCGTATTTTCTTCCGGTGTACTTCGTGCTGGATAGATACAGGAAAGCGTCTCGCGCCTGAAAAGACGCCTCAATGCTGTTGGCGGGGACGCTCCACTCCGACAGGAAGAACATTCCTCCGCTCACCCATTCGGTCTTCCCGTCAACATCCATTCCATAACGAACAGTAACAGGCTGACGTTCATAGATGTACTTATAAATCCCTTGAGGGTTCACAGAGTCCCATGTGCGGTCGCTGTTATCCAAACTAAAGGAAATCGACTCCTGAGAAAGCTGCCCGGAAATAGGGTCTCTTGCAGAAGAATGGCTGTAGGACAAGATTTTGGTCTTGTCAAACACCAGATACCTTCCGATTTTTACTTGCTCGACCCTTACTCTTCGGTCGGGGAGACACCACTTTAGAATTTCAATCTCTACGGCATCAAACCCGGAAAGTTCAGCCTCAACATCAGAACGGACGGATTTGTTTCCGTTCACAGTCACAGTTTTTAGTTTGCTAGTTCCAAGGTATGCGCTGACCGAAAAATCCGTAGCGTACTCCCCGAATACTGTAGACCAGCAAATCGAAACGCCAGGAACGGAGGACTTGTTTTCACTTGGAAGTTCAAGCCGGATAACAGGATGGTTTGAATCGTCAAAAATCTCGGCACTCAAAAAACCAGTAGTTCCATACGGAGGAGAAGAAGGGACGATGTCACAGCTTCCATCAAGAACAGTGAGATTGGGCTCTCCTGTAGAATACCTCGAAATGGAAGCGTTATCAGAAAGTGCAATATTGTGAAAGGTGGAGAACGGGGCTGCCGATGACGTGACGATGGTAGCTTTTTTATTGATGCCAGGCTCAGTGATTCCGCAGGTAATCTCTACAAAAGATTCCGGGACGAGGGTTTCGTTGAATTTTTCTTTCCACTTATCGGAAACTTCAACCATGCATCATACCTCCACAAGAGAAAGTTTGCACCCTGTCCATCCCATTACGCCACCGGTTTTTGGCCCTCTACGCCACATGCCTCCGGTGCGGTCGGAGACATACATCTGGCGCGTGGTATAACCGGCTGTGGTTTGATTGTAAAACTTAACGGTGCAGTAAAAATTTGTAGTGAAAAGGCTCAAGATGTCGGCCCACTGCCGCGCGGTAAGGTAGTTCCATGACATGGAGACCTTTGCTACATCATGCCGCACGACAGAACCAACAACTTTACCCTGAACATTTCGGCCAGAGTCCACGATCGTGCTAGTGGTTCCCTCATAAGAGGATGGTTCCGGCAGCTCTACGCCATTCACCGTAACCAGTGCAGGAATATTGGCCATCTGAACCATCCTTTCTTAGTAAGAGTAAACTTCGGTGCCCATAATTGTCATGCCTCGAGCTTTCTGCGTTTTTTCAACGGAAGCAGTAAGCTGCTTGCCATCAAGGTAAACTTTCACGTCCCTGCCATCAGAAATTTCCTCTCCGTAACGCTGCCATATGTCGAGGAATGCATTGTAGCAGCCGTTGTACACAGCATCTCTCATCTCTTCGGAGTTTCCGCTTGCGGCAGAATAGGTGCCACTATACGAACCAGACCCATAGGTAGAGTCATAACTGGATGTGCCAGCATACTGAGAGCTGTCGCTATAGTTAGAACGACTGATACTGCCAATAATGCCTGCGATGGCAGCGGCAATCGCCACGCCACCGGCAACCATTGCAAAACCGGTAGGAATGCCAAGCACGGACAACGTGCCACCGATTGCTTCCAGCATGGCGGTAAAAGCGCCGCCAATCGTAGTAATCAAACCAGCTACGCCAGCAAGCATCTTCGGGAACTGGCTCAGTAAGCCACCAGACAAGCCTTTACTGATTGCAAGCGCTGCGGTCGAGAGCGGAGTCTTCGATTTAGTGAACACGCTGGTAATGTTCTCGACCATCTTTGCCGTATTTTGTGTGGCAGTGTCAAAATTCTGAGTCAGTGCGCTCACCAGATTTTTGCCAATGGTAGCGGTTGTATTCAGCAGGGAAGAAGCTTGGCTTTTCAATTCTTTGCTCAGTCTGCCAAGCAAATCGCTTGCAACGGACTTGACGCGTTTACGCTGCTCATCGCCCATAGCGCCCCAGATGGAAGCAGCAATAGTAGTGCCGACTGTTTTCCAGTTGCCACTCTGCGCGGCCTGAATGAAGGTCTGCACTGTGCCGAAGAAGTTGGTCTTGAGGTTGTTATCGAGTTCGGCCCACTTAGAGTCTAGCCCGGAAATGATGCTGTTGACGTAGCTTGTGCCGCAGTCAATGCCATAGTTCGCCATCTCTTCGCCCTTGAGCTTGGTGGCGTCTACAAGTTTATTCATAGCATCGTTGACATAACCGAGAGAACCAGTGATGCCGTTTGCAAGGCCTTGAACGACGTAGCTGCCAATTCCTTCAAACCACTTAGAGGGAGAGTGAATATCAAGTTCATCTTGAGCGGTTTTCTTGATTTCATCGGTCAACTGTTTGGTCGCGTCATTTGACACATTGGTGTTCCCTGTGATGCCCTTCGTGATGCCATCAATAATGTTTTTGCCGACGCTTAACGGATTAAACTTAGAAACTTTATCAATCAGTTTTCCGAACCACGTTACAGCGTCTTTGATTCCATTGATTACATCAGCAATCAAGAGAACAAATTTTTCCGCAAAGTTTCCATTGGCGGCGATGGCAAGGCGGTCTGATTCGTCTACGCCTTTAATAATCCATCCAATAAACACGCCCATGTCGTGGATAACTTGCGCAAGAGACGCGATTGCACCTTCAAGAAAATTTCCATTCATCTGGATGTCAAGCATTTCCGTTTCAGAAACGCCATTTTGAATCCATCCGATAAGAATTGCAAAATCATTGATAAGATTTCCGAGAGCAGTTATGATGTCTGCCACTGTTTCGGCCGCAATCGTGCCGAAATTTACGAAAGCATCGTGCCAATCAGATTTCAGCTGAAATGCTTCTGCTTCGCTTTCACTGCCAAGACCACGCACGGCGACAGAGACGGCTTCAAAGCCAAGAACTGCAAGGCCAGCAACGGGATGCCCGCTAATAGTCAAACCGATTCCGATAAGCGTCATGACCAAATCGCCCAAATCGAGGTCAAGGTCTTTGACGACTTTTTGAATTGTCTCGAATGCAGTAGAGATTTTCCCCTGCCATTCCTCAGGAATCAAATTCCAAATCGCTTGACCGAGATTAGAAAGAGCTTCTTTTAGCCATTTGATAGACTCGCCAAGCTTCCCATCAGTCAAAGAGATATTCCAGCCTTGCGTAAACCCAAGACCCGCAAGGTAAATCAAATCTTTGATACGGGCTAAACCTTGCCGGAAATTTTCGCTGTTTTGATAAAGTTGAACAAATCGACCAACGATAAGGGCGACCGTCCCAGCTACTAGAAGTAGCTCTGGATTAAGACCACCAACGATTTTCCCGAGCTTGTATGCCCAATCATGAGTGTCTTTCAACGCAGTAAGAAGCGCATTCCCGATAGTCCATGCGGCAAAACCGGCGCCGATAGCAGCAACAATAGGAGCAAGTTTGCGAAGTTTTTCCTTGATTTCATCCACAGCGTTGCCGACATAGTTCTTGAACATATCGTAGCCGGACAGGTCTACATCGCCCAAGATGTTGCCAGCAGATGCGCCGCTGCCAGAGCCGGAGCTTCCCTGTGTGGGGTCAATGATATTCAGTTCATCAAAACCCATCGTGTAGTTCTTGAGGGCTTTGGTGGCTTTCTTTGTCGAATCGGTTGTTTCGTCCATTGCGTCACCGATGCCGCCAACACTGTCAGCACTTTTGGCAAAGTCAGTGAGCACGACTTTTACGCCCATCAGCTTTGCCACCCACTGAACGAACTCCCGGATAAGTTCAACTGCCGCAATCAGAGGAGGAAGAATGGATTTCAAAGCAGGGTAAAGCAAAGAGCCGACATCTCGCGCAAGACCAGACAACTGTGCTTTCAGAATGCGAATCATATTCGCAGGACTGGAGAGCGTTCGAGCAAAATCGCCTTGTGCATCGGTGGTCTGCTTTAAAATTGCAATGTATCTCAAGGTAGCTTTATCTGCCTGAGAAAGCGTGGAAACCTGCTTATTAAAGCCAAGCGCAAGAAGTTCTTGCTGAAGTCTTGCTTGAGAAATATCAACGCCAAGCTGAAGCATTGGCTCAAGTTCGCCAGCCATAGCCGAACGAATCTTCGTAAACGCTTGCGAAATAGGAATATTTTTTAGCGAAGAAAGGTCATAGCCTAACTGGGTAAGGCTTTTAGACAAAGTATATGCTTGCTCTTTTGCAAGTCCGAAACTCTTTGTCATGCTATAAATGTTCGCCATAGCGTTCATGGCTTCTGACGGGTCGATTCCAAGCAATTGTTCCATCTTGTCAATGAAACCGCTCGCTTCGTTTGTCATGTCACCCATCGATACGCCAAACATATTAGCCGCTTCGTAGAAATCGTTAAACTTCGCAACAGCGTTGCCAAGATAATCAGCAATGGCTTTCAGCGAAACCAGCTTTGCCATGTTTCGCATAAAACCGCTCATCTGGTTAGACAGGCTGAGATAGCTTTTTTTCTGCCGTTCGTTGGCAGCCGTCACACGGTTTGCTTGTGTGACCACTTTGCTCAACTGCGACGGCAGCTTTGCAAAGGCGTTGCCAACCTTGTCAAGCTGCGAAGCAAGGGGAGTAAGGGCGGCAGAAATCTTCTGACAAGAGCTTGCAAAGGAATCAAGGTCAGTTGCTTTCAGCTTGTCGGTCAGGTCAGGAACCTTCCCAATCGCATTGAAAGCGCTGCCAAGAGCTTTAAGGTTCGATGCGTCCAGAATGGACAGAGGAGCCAAAGCATTAGTGAGCTGAGTGATGCTTCCAGACATGGAGTAGAAATCCACACCGTTCAAGCCGGAGACTGCCGAAGGAATCTTCTTGATTGCATTCACGACCGTGTTGATGCTCTTTGCGCTTGCGGTCGTGTTGACGTTGGAAAGTCCATTCAGAAAGCTGGTAATTTTGTCCAGCCCGGACATTCCAGCAGATGCCTGTTTCAGCGTTGCAATAGAACTAGCCAGCTTGTCAAGGCTGTTCACAACCTTTGTGACGTTGCCCTTTGTCCGCAAATTAGAAATGGCGGTAGCGAGCTTGTCGATATTAAGCTCCGCACCGCTGGATTCCGCAGAGATTTCTACGGATAAGCTCGTAATATCAACATCAGCCATCACTACCACCATCACTTTCCATCATAGAGAACATCATTCTCTTGATTCGCTCCTGCGCCTCAACTGCGCGTTGGTATTCATACTCGTCTTTCTCCTTTTGGGTAAGGGGAATCGGTCTATCCATGTACTTGATGGGTTTAGACCCTTTCTTTCGGAACATATTGCCAACCGTAGAGGAAAGCGCAGATGCCATGTAAAAACCGTTTCTCCATGCTTCTGCATTAGCTTTGCGTTCCCGCAGCTCCTCTGCGTCACGGTAGACCTTCGCCAGCCAGACATCGCCGTGCCAGAACTGCTCGTAGGTCATACCGATGGAGATGTAATAGGCTTCTACATCATGGAACAGTTTGGAGAAGGAGAATGGCTCTCCCTCTCCATCTGCTTCCTGAGATTGTGCGGTTACACAATCTCCCACGTTGCGTTTTTTGCGGTCTTGTCCTCGGTATCAGTTGCCAGCAGAGACTTAGAAGCGTCCATGAACATCTCAAGCAGCGCAGCCATCAGCTCTTCCTTCTCGTCGATGTGGGCAAACATTTCGTCCACGACTTTACGCTTGATGCCACGATTCCGGGCGATAAACGCGCCGTAGAACAGGGCGCGGGAGTTGGACAGCAGGTTGGTCATCTGGGTGTACTGGCCAATCTGAAAGCCTGCACGTTCGGTAGCTTCAACGCTGTCACGGGTGAAAGTCAGCTCATAAGTGTTCTTGCCATCGGGGGAATGAAAATTGATAACCTTTGCAGCCATAATAAATGCTCTCCTTTATAAATAGGGGCAGAACCAAATCCGATGTTCAGTTCTGCCCGGTTTGATTGATTCGATTTTTGCGGTTTAGCCGCCATTGACAGTCAGGGTCTCGCTGAACTCAGGCTTCTTGGTGAAGATGCAGTTGATGGTCATTTCCACAACCTCGTCCACGCCAAAGCCGGACAGACCAACCTGATGCATACCCTGCCAAGTGAAGCCGGAGCCGTCCTGCATCTTCAGGGCGTAATACTTCACGGTGTTGCTCTCGGAAGTCTCATCGTAGCCAGCTTCCTTGACTTTCTTGTAGTCAGTCTTGTTGTAGTTGGCAGTAAAGGACTTGGTGTCACTCTGGATAATGCCGAAGATGTTGACCTGCATAGGGTCAGACAGAGTGGTTGCATCCAGAAGGTTCGGCTCGGAGATCAGGTCAGGCACATCCTTGATGTCGCACAGCTTCGTCAGGGCGGTTGCGCTGTCGCCACAATACAGGGTGGTATTCAGACCGGAGATAGCAGTACTCATAGAATGTTTACCTCCTTAGTTTCGGTAAATCATTCCGTCCTCTCCGATTGTTGCCCCATAGCTGCAATCAATCCGATAGACGGAATTGTTGTACAGCCCATTCAACGGGGCAAACGATTTTCGATAGAAATTGAGCGGTTCCAATACAGAATCCACAATGTCCACAATGGAGCGTGCTTCTGCAATGCGCCCGGTGTTCTTGTTAGAGTAGACCCGCACACGCAGAGAAACGGCAGCGTACTTGCTGTGTCCGGCAGAATCAATGTGTACAGGCAGATTGCTGTTTTCCTCTATCTGCACACACGGAAACTTCTTGACGTTGCTGTCATTGATTTCACCGGTGACGAAGATGCCGGGGACTTGCTTTCGCAGCTCCTTAGCAACAACCGTGAAGATAGAATTGAAATAATCAATCAACTATTCCAAACCTCCCTCCACGTTGCTTCGACTTGAGAAGCCATTTCCTCAACAGCTCCCCACATAGCCATAGCTGGCTCGTTGCCGCTGGTGTAATTCAACTGGCCTTTACCATCCACCTGTTTGACAGGCGTGCCAGCATTGCCGGATTCTCCGTAGTAGTACCATCTGCGGTTTGCGCCTTGCCCTTTGCCGTAGGAGCCATGCGCACCAACACCGGGCGGTAGTTCGCCGCCATATCCGTTGTGATGTGCGCCAGTGCCAAACTCGATAAAGGCGACCGCTTTGCCTTCTGCAACGATGGTGCAAGTCTTGTCTTTTTGGTTAATATGGCATTTCACGTCATTTGAGCCAGCGTATTCCGCATTAGCGAAACGCACCTTTGCGACTTCAAGCCCCAGCCACGAAAGGCGAAAAGCAAACGCTCTAGCTTTCTTGTTCAGGGTGGTCTTGTACTCCTGTATCTGACGTTCCGCATCACGGAGTCCGGCATCGCTCAACCTCACTTTAATTTTCACTTGCAGCCACCTCTTTTAGCGCATACAACGTGTCTGTAATATGCTCTGCGACTTTGACCACAGTGTAATTGAAGGGCTTTGAAATGTCCGTCTGAAACCAGACGTGTGTACCTTCATAAAGCGGTGTGTTGCGCTTTTTGCTGGACGAGCTGACAACGTAGCTATAATCCGTAAATGCTCCAAAAGGGCTTGCTTCCGCAGAACCAGTAGGCGGGCTGACATTCAGCATCAGCTTTGCGGGGTCGCTCCACGTCTGCGATGTTTCGCCGGTTTCGTTTCCCCACTCGTCCACAACAGGCGTTTTCTCGCCAACAGGGTTTGAATACCACAGCGGGCGTTTATCCAGCGGGCTTCCATTGAACATTAGCCGATAACACCTACTCTCGGAACTACTTCATTCAACAGGGACTGCGCCACATCGGAACTTTCCCACACACGAGTAATGCCGTTGTTGGTATAGCTCGTCTGCCCGTTTGCGCCGATGTGGTTGTACAGTTCCGCTGCAATGCGTATCTGCAACGACTGATATTGCAAGGGCAACTCGTCCGGTCTGTTGCCGAAGGGGTAGCCCTGCGCAAATATCTTGTCTTTGGCGAAATCAAGCAGCAGGTCGAAGAGTGGGTAGTCCTCGTCCGTGATTTCACGGTCAAGTGCAGGAGCGATGTACTGCCCCAGCTTGACTGCCGCTTCGGAATACTGGTCTCCCATGCTGCTTTCCTCCTTTCTCCTTAGTAAGCCTTGATGCAGTACACAGCGTCCATGCGCTCAAAGGACGGCAGGACGATTTCAGAAGCATAGACGTTGGCGTTGACCGGGTGAACGGTCAGCTCAGTGGTGATGGCAACGCCAGTGTTCACGATGGACACGGATGCACCAGACTGACCGGACAGCAGGTCGGCTTCCTCAGGAGTAGTGCCGTACCAAGTGCTGCCCAGAGCGCCAGAAGGAGCAACCACCACCATGCCATCGGGCAGATACTTCTCGCTTGCGCTGTACTGGTCTGCCTTGAACATCTTGTCGTACAGATGGATGGTCAGACCGGTTGCAGATTCGACAATCTGCCGTGCTTCGGCATCCAGCAGAACGGCGTTTGCCTTTGCGGTGACAGTCATAAACCGATTCTTCACCTCGTCCGCAGCAATCATGTTGCGGAAGGTGGCGGTGTTCATGTACACCTCAGTCACAACCTCGCCAACGCTTGCCAGAACAGCATCCTTTGCAGCGTTCAGGTCAGCAATGGGGGTGGCGGTGGCGACGTTCCACTTGGACTTTGCGACAGAGACTTCCTTGTAGTTGGTGGACTTCCAAGTGCCGTCCGGGTCGTAGTTGTAGGTGTAGTTCACGCCGTTTGCCTTGATGGTGATGCCCGGAACGCCATTGGCGGGAGCCAGCAGCTGCCAGATCATGCGCTCAGGAACGATACGAGCGCCAGTGATAAGCTGTGCGGTGTCATCGTACAGACGGTTCATCACATCACGGGCATAGGGGTCGTTGCTGTCCAGAACACGCAGGATTTCCTGACGGTCTTTCTCGCCCAGATGGTAGCCCTCGCGGAAGAACGGCATCTCGGTCTCATCGAACTTGAAGCCCTCACGGGTGCGGAACGTAGCCTTTGCGTCAAATGCGCTGGGCATCAGGGAAACGCCAACGCCCTTGTGACCACGCAGCCACTTCAGGTCGAGACCGGCCTTCTTCTTGGCGGGAAACAGTGCATCAGATGCAAAGGGCATCGCGTTGGTAGGGTCATTCGTCCAATAGGCGGCAATCGCAGCCGGGGCAAAGACTTCCTTAAGATTCAGTGCCATGTTGTTTTACCTCCTATTAAGCGTTCACGCTGATGTTGTCACGGCAGAAGATGCCAGGAATGGCAGTCTTGAGCGCAGTAACCGCATCAGAATCATAGGTGAAGCCAGAGCTTGCGGCAGCCTTTTTGGTGTCGATAACGCCACGAATCAGCAGGGAAGCATTGGGGTTCTCTGCCGGGTCAACGTCATACAACAGAATGCCGTCTGCGGTGGCAGAAGTTGCCTTCTTGCCAGCCAGCGTCATGGGATAGCCAGCCTTAACCGCAGCAGCTTCGGTCACGGTAAAGGGGATGGCGGTGTAGTCATTGGAAGCAAGGATGGTATCGTTGATTCCGTTGACCGTGTTTCGGGTAAACTTCATGTTTTCCTCCTTGTTAATGGAAAGCACTCATTGCGTCACTCGATGCCTTAGAAGCATTTGCGTTCTGCTGTGCAAGGCTCTTAGCAAACGCCACGCCCTCACTGTCAGAACCGCCCTTGCCATCCGCACCCGGAGGTGTGGGCATATCCTTCAGCAGAGAAGCCTTGTAAGCGGTGTCGTGGGCGGTCATAAATTCCGACTGGAACTTAAACACCTTGTCCATGTCACCGTCAGCCAGTGCAGACGCAGCCTTGTTGGCAAGTTCAGCGTCATAACCCTGTGAAACGAACTTCTCACGGTAAGATGCAAGGGTCTTTTCCTTGACGAGGTTTTCCTTGTCGGCAGTCAAGGCTTCAATCTGCTTCTGCATCTCTGCCAGCTTGTCAGCCTGTTCCTGTGCAGCATTCTCGTCATCGGTGCGCTTTGCCTTGAGCTGCTTCTTGTACTCAGCAGCTTCGCCATTGGCTTTTGTCACGGCGTTGCGCAGCTTTTCGACCTCTGCGCTAGGGTCTGCAACTTTTTCAAGCGCGGAAATGATTTCATCGGCGGTCATGCCCTCTTTGTAGGCATCACCAAGTAACGCTTTGTAGTTCATATCGTTAATTTCCTCCTGCGTTTTTTTACCGTTGCTTCCCTGCAACGCTGCGAAATTTGTATCCCGGCTTCCCTGCCGTATTTATAGCAAAGGATTATTCACCCTCTGTTTCTTTATTGGTATCGGTAGACTGTTTGTCTGCCATGTTCTCGGCATTTGTGTCGGCAACATCCTGTTTAGGCTGTTCCTGTGGCTTCGGTGCTTTCCCATCCTTACCCAGCTTGCCAGCGGCAATCAGGAAAGGCTTGCTCATTTCGTAAGCAGCCTGCGGGTCAGGGAACAGACCGGGCGTAGTGAACGCCAACTGCGGGTCAATTGGCTGCTGAATCATCTGCGCAAAAATCTGAACCTTGCTCTGCTGGTTGTCATACTGGCGGCGGGGCAGCTTGATGTTGATGTCACTTGCCATCAGCTTAGAACCAGCCGTATCACGCAAGATTTTCAGCATTACAGACAGGCTTTGGCGTTCAGCGTACTTGAACATATTCTCGTACTGCTGCGCCCTTGCTTCGGTGTGATTCCAGCCGTTGCGGACAATAACTGCGCCCACATTGTCGGACGTTGCGTTCTCGCTGCCAGTGGCACTAGGCATAGCAGTCAGACTGCGATACACGTTCAACATAGAATCAAGCAGGGTCTGGCTCTGCTGCTGGTCAAGCTCGTTTGCAATCTGAGAAACAGAAGCGGGCAGACCAGAAGTGGATTTCAGGCACATTGCACCAAGTTCCTTCACTTGGTCAAGCGCATCCTTGTCCACAAGGCAGTTGGTAAACACCATGATGGACTGGATGAACTGCGCCACACCGTCCAAACGGTTGCTTTCAAGGTCGTTGATAGCATCCAGCACAGGGATAGCCGGTTCAAACAGCCCCATCCGCTCCGGGTTCAGCTTGTATTCGACCATCGGCAGCATTCCGAGGGAGTGATTTTCAGACTTTGTAACCTTGCCGTTGTCGATTTCAAAATACTGGTTTGGCGTATACACGCAAATCAAGTCGTTTAGGTCATTCTGATAATTGCGTGGGATGTGTAGCACATTGGCAATGGGCTTGTGACCGATGCCGGAATTGTAAATCACATACGCCATGTCCGGGTCGGGAACGTCCACCAATAGGGGCGTTTCGTCCGGGTAGTTGCCGTTGTACCCCCTGTCAGGAAGAACAATGCGGTATCCCTGTCCACACTCTAACATCCACTGCCAGAGCCGCCGATCAAGCGCATCCTTGCCCTCGTACTGCAAGGCGTTGGACAGGCGGGCGATTTCCTCACCGTCACCAGTTGCCGTTTCAGACCGCACATAAGAGCAGGGAGTGCCGCTCATGTAGCCTGTGTAGAAGCCCACGCACTCGTTGGCGTGGTTCTCTACAATGCGGTTGGTGATTTCAGCATGGTATTCCTTTGTGCGAAGGAGGACAGGTTGACTGCCCAAGTAGTAGTTGTGCAAAAAGCAAATCTCATTCTTGTTCAGCAGATGAATAGGCTCTGCTTTGCCCATTACCACTTTCAGTACATTTTCCCGATTGATTTCCGTTTCCGGCGTTTCAATCGGTCTGCGTCCGGTCAGCGGATTATTCAAAAATCCGCCAACGACCATTTGATACTCAGCCATGTGTTCCTCCTTTCCGGCAAAATAAAAAGCGCAGCAAGACAAACCTGTTAAGGTCTATCTCACTGCGCCAAAACTGCGCTTCAAAAGCTATTCACTTTTCCGGTGGATGGATGATTTTCACCCATCCTTCCCTTGTGTCTCCTTCGATAACGCCCTTGCATCTGTCGCACTTGAAATGGTATCGTCCGTCCACTTCGCCAAGATAGCGATTGCAGCGGACGTTCTTATAAATTGGGTTTTGACGGATACAAGGACAACAGATTCTAACTAGCATGAGCGCTCCTTTCGTTGGATTTTTGGAAACAGGCTGTTTGGCACAGACCCGTCAGAAGCCACCGGGAAACTGTTCGCACTTCCGGTCATGCTATTCTCCGCCCGGAGAAAGCCATTGCAGCCTTTGCATTCAGTTGTCGGACAGACGTAAACGGGTCAGCTGCAATTTTGGTGCTGCATAATGGATTTGAACCAATGTATGTCCGGCAATGCGTCGGGTGCTCTAGTCCTGAGCTAATGCAGCATAGAAACCCGGCTTAATTGTTTAACCGCTGCTCTTTGCAATGTCATGCCTAAACATTACATTGAGAGCCGGGAATAGCGGTGGAGGTTTTGGAGAATAAGTCCATGCAAAGCTAGGTAGTTAGTTGTGCTGCGTAACGGAATTGAACCGTTGCTTGCCAGAAGAGGGGGAGTATTCTGACATTCCCAGCCAGCAGGGAACGCAACATATAAACCCGGCGAATGGAAAGAGTGAAAAGCATTCGCCGGTAAAGGAGGAACACGCTCATTGACACGAAAGCGAGTAAAAATGACAAAACCTCGCTATGCCGGGCTATTCCTTAGAGGAAGCTGCAAAACTTCCTGTGTACATTATAAGCCTTGTCAAGTGGTGAAATCAAATAAATAGACCCAGCGAACACAATATATTGTGTTTTTAATCAAAATGGACGCTTGACAGGCTCGATTTTACTGATTCCGTTATACAATTCATCGGCAAGCTGTGCCAGACTGTCCGGTGCATCATCGTGCGGAACTTTGCCAAGCTGCGTGAACATCGTCACCTGCTCCATGAACGCCTTGTACTCTTTCGACTGGTGCTTTTCATCAAGGAAATAGAACCGTTTGATGTCCGGCGCATACTGGATGATTCTTGACAGCTTGCTTTGACCGCTGGGCGCACGTTGGCTGCGGACAGAGCAGTGATAGCCTTGCTGCCGGAGCTGGCTATCTACCACGTCACAATATTCATCGCCGCCGTTGTTGGCTTCGCCACGCACCACATTGATTTTGTGCTGGATGATTTTGCCCACGACTTCCGGTCTAGTCACGGTCTTATCGCCATTATTGAACACAAGATCAGGAATGAACACGGCATCACCATACACATAGGCGATAGGGCAAGCGGTGAAGTCCCCGCCGCCCCATGCAATATCCATAACCATGAGCTTGCGATCGGGCTCACCATCAGGCAGAACGCCATTAAAATATCGCAGTTCATCGGCAGGAAACAGTAGGCCTTCACGCACATAAGGCTTGCCCATGTACTTTGCCCACCATGTTGCATCGTCAATGCTGGCTTTCATGTCGGCATAGTAAGCATCGTCAAATCCCACGCCGTAGTCATAATTGAAATTGCTGTGTCCATTCTCGTCCACAGCGGGAATCACCCGGAATCTGTACTTAGGATTGTCCGCATACTGGCTCTGGATGCGCCCCAGAGGGTCAAGCACGTTCCAGCGTGTGCCGACCATCAGCTCTAATGCGCCTTGCTTTTTGCGGTCTTTCAGCTGGTTCAGGTAGGCATCGTACTTGTTATTCAGACGCTCAACATTCAGGCTCTCCTCCAAGTCCTCGATCAGGTCATCACTGTACAGAACGCCGCCCTCGCCAATTTCAACAGCGCCAGTCAGCGTGCCGCCAATAGAGCGACAAGTCAGGGTGGGGAAGCGCTTCTTTCGGTTCAGGTCAACGCTTTCGTCCTTTGCGCTCTTGTCCACAAGTTGAACGTCAGGGAAGATTTTGCTCCAATTGTAAGTCACAGGGTCAGTGATGATGGACAGCACTTCGCCATAGAAGCCGTTTGTCAGCTTGTCGGAGTGTCCGCTCATAACCGATGCAACGTCCGGGCGGTTTCCCATAAGCCATGTGATGAAGAAAATGCACAGCGTACTCTTACCTACGCGAGCCGGAAGACTGACCCCCAAGAAATCTATCCGCTTATAAAACAAGTCCTCTAGGTCGTCTGCCAGCACTTTCAGCACTCTGCGTCTGGGCTGATAGAACTTCTTCTCCGGCGCACGGTTCCATTCAAGGTAGATGCAATAACTGTCGAACACATCTTTTGCTTCAAACAGGTACGTCCGGCCGATAATGTCATAGACCTTCGCCACGTCCTCGCCTGTTTTCATCTTGCCCATCATGGCTGCACAGACAGAACGCAGCTCCCCAGAATATTTGTAGGCATCGAACCGCTTGTCTTGCGGCAAAGCATCTCTCAGGTTCACGACCGCCTGAAACCAGTCCTCGTAGACCTGTGCTTCTGTCGGATTCTGCTTTGCATACGCTTTGATGCTGTCAATGATGGCGATACACTGTTTTGACTGCATAAAAAAATAGGCACCCCCTACCTGAAAATGTAAAGAGTGCCTACAACTGCACAAAAATCAAATATTCGGTTTTATTCTAGGTTGCGAACAATGTCAACTGAAAACGCCAGCTAGCACAATGCTAATCGCCCCTGCGACAACGCTTGTCAGAACGCCGCAAGCAAAGCCTATTGCACGTTCTTTCCACTGTTCAATCTTTTCCAGCCTGTGGATTTTCTTATAGTTCCTAGCACGTTCCAACAGCCAGAACGCCGTGTGCTGCGTATCGCCCCAGCGTATCAATCCATCGTTGGCAAGAGATTCAAGAACGAACTGTGCCGTGAAATCCAGCTTGTCTTGCAGGGCTTTTACGGAATAGAATCCATTCGGAAGGTCTGGCTCATAGGTGTTCAGCGTGTCGATCAGATGCTTCATGTTGTCACTGAGTATCACAAAACGCACCTCGCAACCACAACTACGATAAAGAACCCGGTAAGCAATCCAACGACTGCCCCTGCAAGCCAGTCATACGAGTTTCTGTTGTTCCACTTATCCATAGGCTCTTACTCCTTTCACCTGTTCTGTTCAGCAATCCGATACCATGTCTGGCGGGTTACGCCAAGCTGTTTGGCAGCGTCCGTGACCGTGAGAATGCGCTTCTCCACCTGCTCATGGAGAACGTCAAAGAGGTTGCGGTCATACTCGGTTGGTTTGCGACCTTTATAAACGCCTTTCTGCTTTGCCACTTCGATGCCCTCTTGCTGACGATCGAGCATATTCTGTCGTTCAAATTCGTTGATGGCTGCAATCATCGTCAGCATCAGTTTACCGGTGGGAGTGCCTGTATCTAGGTTTTCTTTATCACTTGCAAGGTGTACGCCGTTAGCTTGTAGCGTTTCGACCATTTCAAGCAAGTCCTTTGTGCTACGGGCAAGGCGGCTGAAATCGTGGATAAACACGGTATCGCCCGGCTGAACTGATTTAAGCATCTTCTGCAACTCTGGTCTATCCATATTCTTGCCAGAGACTTTCTCAATGAACCAACGGTCAATGTTATGCCGCTTCAACGCTTCCACCTGTCGCGCTTCATTCTGTTCAACAGTAGATACACGAACATACGCTACGTTCATTCAGAATCGCCGTCCTTTACCTCTCTTATCTGATAAGCGCCCGTTCTAGTTAGCTCCCCGTTGTCCGGCTCGACAACAAGCCTGTATCCCAGCACTTCTAAAATCTGAACCATCGTAGATAGCTTCATATCATCGGCCAAAACACGAGAAGATACGCTAGAAATTTTTTTATAATCAAGTTTTTTTCTGAGGTATTCGTATGTCCGATGCTGCTCTTTGATAATCCCACGAAGAATTTCGCTGGAATTTACCTTGTTGTTCGTAGCTGCCATTTTTTTGCCCTCTCTTCCTTTGGTATCATTATACGCTTTCTAGCGTAAGCTGTCAAGAGAGCAATTCGGCCCTAGTGTATATATAAATATACTATACTCTGTAAATACAGAGTATAGTAGTATAAGGATGTTAAACTTTTTACATGGAAACGTGTATACGCTTTATTTTTGATTCGTTCTGAATCTGTAAAGTATATTTTCTTCAAATTTCCATATTGACAAGTGCTCAATATCTGGTATATACTATCATCAGCAACAAAGCGAGGTGATGAAGTTGCAGAAAGCAGCAGAGCCATCTAAAAACGAATCTATGCGTATGGTTTCGTTCAGGCTTAGCGAAAAGGATATCGAAAAAATCACATTTTGCGCTAACGCTCTGGATGGAACCAAGAGTGATGTTGTGAGAATGGGTATTGATCTAATCTTCAACATTGCAGAACGCATAAAAAAATAAGCTATCAGCACCCACCTACCAAAGTTTAGCTGATAGCTTATCCGTTACAAAAAGAAGGTACTGCAACCACCAAGGGGGCAGTCTCCCTTTTCGGAATCTATTATACCAAAAAGGGCTGCTCTCCGCAAGAGTTAGGAGCAAAAAAACATGAACTTTCCCACGAAAACCGAAGAATTTCTGAAAACCCTCGCACACGGCAAAGAGCCGACCAGCGAGGACAGGGAGTACGCAGAAGCGCTGGGTAAGCTGTCCGAACTGAACTACCGGGCAGGGTACGAAGCGGGAGCATCCAAAAAGGATAGCTAAGTTTTGTGCAAAATATAGAAAACGGGAAGATAGTACAGATAGCAGTACTACGGATAGTGTTTCATACCTTGACTTGGCACAAAACATAGTTATACTAATATCACCAACAATCGAAAGGGGGTGGGCTAATATGAGCAATCCTTATGCTGAGAGATACAATCGCACATTAACTATCAGCTTGACGGAACGCCAGTTCAATCACTTGCAAGACTACTGCATCAAGAACATGGTTTCCTTGTCTTCTGCGCTGCGAGAATCGTTCTTCTTGCTTCATCCGATGCTTAATGAAAAGAAATGATACGCTCGCTAAAGTTTGCCGACAGCAGCGAACGTATCATCAAAACCACTGGAACAAGCTGTTCCAGCCTTATTATAGCAGGAATTGGCTTGTTCCGCAAGAACCATAGGAGTTTTTATGGAACAAAAGGTTAAATATGCTATCAATCTCATCAGCGAAAACGGACAGGTTGTCGTGTCCAGCCGTGAAGTAGCAGAACATTTCGGTAAAGAGCACAAAACGGTTTTGCGTTCAATCGAAGAACTGGCGGCACAAAATTGTGCCACCAAATCCATGTTCTACGAAACCACGTTTGAAAATCGTGGTAAACAGTACCCGATGTACCTCATGAACAGGGATGGATTCAGTTTACTTACGTTTGGCTTTACCGGCAAGGAAGCCCTTGAATGGAAACTCAAGTATATTGATGCTTTCAATCAGATGGAGCAGAAACTCACTAACCCGGAGCCTGAATCCACGGAAATGCTGTTGAGCCGCGCTCTGATCGCCGCTAACAGTGTTATCGATACGGAGCGTAAGAAAGTAAAGGCTCTGCAAGCGGAAAACGCCAAGATGAAGCCTGATTCCGATTACGCAAAAGCGATGCTACTTTCCGATGAAAGCCTGACTACCACGCAGATTGCCATGAACTACGGCATGAGCGCACGAAAGCTGAACAAGATTCTTAGAGAGCTTGGCATCCAGCATACAGTGAACAAGCAGTGGATTCCTTACCAGAAGTATCTTGGCAACGGATACGTTGTCGGGCATCCGATCGAGCTGCCGAACGGCAAGACGAAAGAGGTCACCCGCTGGACAAGAGCCGGTCAGAAGTTCATTTACAGCAAGCTCAAAGAAGCGGGCTATCTGCCTGTTGGCGAGCAAATCAGAATGGAGACGTGCTGATGGACTACTCGGAAGAAATGTTTCGGCTACAAGCTGAGAATGAAGAGCACAAAGCCGTTTTAGAAAAAAGCCATGAAATCCTTAATCAGGCATTAGAAATCATCATGCCAGAGGATAAGCGGTCAAGAGAAGTTGTAAGTGTAGCGCTAGCAACGTCCATACAACATTTTTGCGAGGACAGCTATTCAATGGGATACAATGATTGCTTGCTCGACATTCTCAGGGAAAAGGAAGAAGTCAGCGCTCCTATCATGTTTCCAACACTTAAATCGTAAATAGCCCATAAGAAAAGCCAGTGGTTAGAGAACATCTAGCCGCTGGCTTTTTTGTGTTATGCGATTATTCCTCTACAAGGTCTGCGTACTTGACTTCAACTCGTGGCAGCTCATCAGTAGTGCTAGTCAATGCTCTGGTGATTTTTTCAAGCCCGGTGAACTCACCATAGACGGTGATAATATCATCGTCCAGAATCTTTACAGCATCGCCGCCACGCTTATCCAGCATATAATACTCGTCATCAGCATAGAAGCCATATCCGCTATTGTCCGTGTAAGTTCTCCATGCTTTCTCGCTGCCGGAGAAGTTTGCGTCAATAATCTGCGAGACCTTTACCTTGACTACAATCTTAGTCCCTTCATACTTTTCAGGATAGCGGCACAATTCCTTATAGTCCACAGTCTGGCACTCTGCCTTGTAATCATCCTCACTAATTTCAGGTACAACAGATGCAACGGAAGAAGCAGCGGATGTGCTTGCCTTAGATGTTGATTTACTGCTGCTTGCAGAGCCGTCAGAGCTACTACCAGAGCCGCCAATGGCAGACAGAACAATCAGTACGATAATAGCGATGAACCACCAGCGTTTGTAGATGGGCGGTTTATTCTTACCGCCACACTGAGGGCAGACCTTTGCACTTGCGGCAATCTCTGCGCCACAGTGCTTACATGTTGTCATTTTATTTTTAGCCATTGTAGATTCCTCCCTTTCAAGGCTTGTAAGGCAAGTATAGCACAGAACGCAGACCCTTTGTAGAGGTCTTTTTGTTTTTGCGGCGGAATTTTTGAAATTGGCGATAGGGGTGGGGTGATTTTTTGAGCCTTTTTTATTTTTTCGGTGGTTGAAAGGCTGACCGGGCGGGGCTGGGCGGCGGCTGTATACCCCGCCGGTGGTTTCCTGCACCTTCCAGCGCACCCGAAATGGCTACACAGCACAGACAGCAGGGCAGGCCGTGCCAGATGCAAGGCAGACCACGCCGGACAGATCGGGACGGCGGCGGAACGCTGGAGGGCGTGGAGTGTGTCCGATAGGGCACGCCCAAGCGGACACGCAAGCGCACTAAAAATAATACGCAAAAAAGCGTAAATACCTATTGACAACTACGCAAGAAAGCGTATAATATAATCAGACGCAAGAAAGCGTAACACCTACCAAATACAGTTACAAAACAGGAGGACAAAAACCATGAAAAGAACCTCTAGTATGACCTACCACGAAACAGATGAGAGCAGAGAGCTTGAATTGTACACCACCAACAACGGCGGTCTGTACCGCCAAATGGTAACACCCATTATTAACAACCTGCGCAAAAAGTACCAGCGCGGAACCTATGACGCAGACAAGGCCGTTGACCTCTGGTATAACGTAGCTACTGAGGGAGCAAAGCTGTACAATAAAGAGTTTGGCAGCGACAGCCTGTGGAGCCGCTTATTTAACGTCCAATGCCGCTATACTGTGGCGGTCAACCTTGAGAGCTACTATAAAGAGGAGGTAGAGTATAATGCTTGATGCAACTCAAATTTATGCCCTTTGGTATATCGGCGGCATGGTCAGCGGGGCGCTGGTTATGATCGCATTTCTCAACAGCTAAAGAAGGCGTAAAAAATGACGTTGTTCGAAGAAAAGGTGAACGAATACCGCGAAAACAAGCGGCTTTTGGAAGAGCTGGAAGCAATGAACGAAAGCATTAAAGCTGATATTATCTGCATGATGCAGGGCGCGCCGGAAATGGCGCAAGGTACGGCAAAAGCCATTTACAAGGACGTTCAGAGCGTCCGGCTGGATAGCAAGCTACTCAAGACGCTGCACCCAGATATATACGCAGAGTGCAGCAGCAGGACCACATACAAACGGTTTAGCGTGGTATAAGGGGGTGCGAGCTGTGATTTTATCCGCAATCTTGTTTTGTTTTTGGTTTTTCCAGGCACTGTTTAAGGCGTCCAAATAATGGAGGGCTTATATTATGACTAACAAGGGATATAACACAATGACTGGACTGTATACCACCCGCTACTATGCGCGCAAGGTTTGCCCCGGTGACTGCGTTGTCGTTAAGGTTTGCGGCGGTTATACCATCATGACGGCAGCAGATTATAACATTTGGCGCAATCAACGCTGACACAATTTCAGATTTTACCCCGCCCACGCTGGCGGGGCTTTTCTTTTGCCTTGCATCGACACGGTGCAGGGCTTTTCTTTTTGCCCGGCGGTGTATCAGCTTCTCACAATCGTTTACGGCTGTCTTTCTGCCGTCAATGCAATTTATACCACCACAACGCCAAAACCGTTTACAGGGCTTTACAGGGGCTTTTCCGTTGATTTTCCCTATTTCAGCGCATACAATACGGCAGCCGCACAAGCCGCCTATACAACCGCCGCGCCAGACGCTGTAAAGCTCAGCACAGCCGCCTATTATAATAAGGTATATAAGGGCGCAGGGCTGCGCCCCCTGTTATAGATCCATGCCAGACGGCGCAACATATCGCAGACCATGCCAGCCCGGCGGGGTCAGCTCCTACTGTGTGTGGATCGCTGGCAAGTGCTGCACCCGGCGCACCTGCTGAGGGGTGCAGCGTCTCCACCTGTACAGGGTCAGCCCGGCGGCTTGCAGTCTGGCACCGGGTCAGCAGTCAGGGCGCACCGGCTGGCACACTCCACCCGGCGGGGCAGTCCAGCAGCGGGCGGCGCGGAACCATTGGCGGCTTGCGCCGCATCTCTTTTTCGGGCTTTCGCCCGATAGCCAATAAGGGCGAGCAATAGTTATAGTGTTCCGGCTGGAATAGTCGTAGTTTCTCCAATAAAATAGTCGTGGAATAGTCGCAAAGTCGTCAGATGGCCAGCCTTTAAAAGTCCTATATATCGTATAGCAACGAGCTGTCCGCTAATAGTCGCAGAGCAATAGTCGCAGCATTTTCTTGCGAGCCATCGTCAAATAGTCGTGTATTTTTTGTGTGAAATAGTCGTTTGCCTTTTAGAGAAAGAGAGGTGCGATAGTCGCTAAGTCATCCGACTGCATAAAAATCATAATCTATTGCATATAATCACAAATTTATTCATCCTATAGTTATATCTATTTCGTATAACAATCGTACTTATTATAGTATACAGACATAGTTACTCCCGATAATCACGGATTATTTCGCATAATAACTAGTATCATCCAAATCCGTTGGTTCCCGCTCTATTTAATTCCCAGTAATAAGCTATGATATTACATCCAATCCATACTACTTTGCTATGAATAGTCATGCCTAATAGTCGCAGTCAAGCTATGCAACATTTCTACATATCAAACCGACTACAAAATGAAGTCAATTCTTCATGTGAAATAGTCGTAGAGGGTGGCAGGTCAGATGTTGCTGCCCTATGCAGGCTAGATGCTGTTGCCGTTGGAGGCCACCCGGTCGGCGCGGTGCGCCGGACGATAGAGGGTGACGTAGCGTATAGGTCAGATAGACGGTCTGCCTATATTCAGCCAATAAGAGCCTAACGGCAGATGCTGGTGACGGTCTGCTCTGCTGGCTAACGGTCTGGTTTTTGGAGATAGAGGGTTGTAGGAGGAAAGAACCTTTGCAAAACATCCGGTTGTTGTTTCCGGTTGTCGCAGTTGTCGCACCATTTCGCCATTTCGGCGTGGGGGCCTCAAACAATTTATTTGTTTGAGGGGGGAGTTAGGGGGATTATAGGGGGTAATAGCTGTCTCTTATACACATCTGACGCTGCCGACGAACTCTAGGGT